AGCTAATATGGCAGATATTAATCTAGGAGTTGGTGGAGCTAACTCAGCATCAGGTGTTTATGAGATTGATAACTCTTGTAAGTTAGAGAGGCTTAATACTGAAAAATTACAACACACATTTGATGCAGACCCAACAAATTTAAAAAAGAATACTCTTAGTATTTGGTTTAAAAGAACTGAGATAAGTGTAAATCAAGGACTTTATCAATTTGGTGATGATGCAAGTGGAGAACATAGTTATTTTAGATTCACGACTGATGACAGAGGATTTTTAAGAGGTAATTTTGGCAGTAATGTTCAATTTTTACTTACCTCACAATCATTTAGAGATACTTCAGCATGGTATCATTTAGTTGTTGCATGGGATACAACGCAAAGCACTGCTTCTAATAGATTAAAAGTTTATTTAAATGGTTCAGAAATAACAGTATTTGATACTGATAATCGTTCCTCAGTAATTCCATTAAATCAGGATACACCACATGGAGAAAATGGTAAGTCTATAATAATTGGTGAGGGTGTTTATGACATTTCTGCTTATGTCGCTGAAACACACTTTGTAGATGGTCAAGCATTAGCACCTACAGATTTTGGTGAATATGATGCAGATAGTGGAATTTGGAAACCTAAACAATATACAGGTACTTATGGCAATAATGGATTTTATTTAGACTTTAGCGATGCAGCTAACTTAGGTGATGATGCTAGTGGTAATGGTAATAACTTTACAGAAACCAACATAACAGCAGCCGACCAAGCTACTGACACGCCTACTAATAATTTTACAATTTTAAACACACTTCATAGAGTACCTGATACAACAATAAAAGAAGGGAATACTGCTACTGTAAAAACTAATAATGGTTGGAGAACTATAGTTAGTACTTTAGGTGTTTCAAGTGGTAAGTGGTATTTTGAACTAAGTGCAGGAAGTGAATACACTATGATTGGAGTTGCAGGTGATTCTGTTTATGGCGGTGGTGGAACATGGGAATATTATCTTGGCTCACTTACAGGTAGTCTCGGGTATTATGGTAACTCTGCTACCTACTTCCAAGACGGAAGTGATAAATCACCTACTAATGTTTCAAGTTTTGTAGCTGATGATATTATTGGTATGGCACTTGATGTTGATAATGGAAAAGTTTATTTCCATAAAAATGGTACTTATCAAAATCAAGGTAATCCTAATAATGGTACAAACGGTTATACTTTAACTGGTATTGCACCTTACTTTTTAGGTTTATCAACTTATCAACAATCCGACCAATGTGAAGTAAACTATGGTGGTTATCATGTTTATTCAGTCTCGTCAGGTAACAGCGATGCAAACGGATATGGTAACTTTGAATATGCACCACCTTCAGGATATTATGCTTTATGCACTAAAAACTTAGCGGAGTACGGATAATGGCTTATACAAATATTGATGACCCTTCAGCACATTTTCAGACTACTCTCTATACAGGTGATGGTAACGACCCTAGAACAGTAACAAATGGTGGAAACTCTGATTTGCAACCTGACTGGGTTATTATAAAGTATAGAACAGCAGGAGTAAGCCCATCAACTTACGACAGTAGCAGAGGAGCAACCAAAAGACTTTACACTGATTTTGGTAGTACAGAAGCAACCTTAACAACTGGTGTAAAGGCTTTTAATACTGATGGCTTTACAGTAGGCGATTTAGGAGAAGTCAATACCAATAATGTTCCTTATGTAGCTTGGCAATGGCATTGTAACAGTGGTACAACCTCATCTAATACAGAAGGCAATACCACTAATACATTACAAGTAAACACCACAGCAGGTTTTAGCATTAACACATTCACAAGTCAAGCATCAGGCAATACAACAATTGGACATGGGTTGGGTGGAGTTCCTGAATTTTATATGATTAAAGCAAGAAATAATGATTATAGTTGGTGGGTAAACCATGTTGGTATGGGAGACCAAAGTGATGAATATGTGGCATGGAATCTAACAGGCGATAGGAATGATGTATCTTGGGGAGCAGCACCTACTAGCACTTTGCTTACATTCTCACAAGCCTTTGTAGGTGCAAGCAAAAACACAGTTTGTTATGCTTTTAAAGAAAAGCAAGGGTATAGCAAGTTTGGAAAATATACAGGTAATGGAAATGCAGATGGTACATTTGTTTATACAGGATTTAAACCTGCATTTTTTGTGTGCAAAAGAACTGATAATACAGGTAATTGGTTGATGTTTGATAATAAACGAGACGGTATAAATCCTAGTGGTAGATATTTTTATGCCAATGGAGGTAATGCTGAATTTGACTCAACCACAGTATTATGTGATTTTGTAAGTAATGGTGTAAAGGTAAGGTCAGATAACAATGACATAGGTGCATCCAATGCCACTTATATTTTTTTAGCATTTGCAGAAAATCCATTTGTAACATCAACAGGAATACCAACCACAGCTAGGTAAAATAAAATTATTGAGGTAGAATAAAAATTATGTGGGCATTAGTAGAATCAGGCAGTATAACTGCTACTTATAATCAACCGAAAGCTATACAAATAGGGGATATAAAATACCCTAGTAATATATTTCAAGTATGGTCTAAATCCGAATTAGAGGCTGTAGGTCTTTACGAAGTTGTTTATGATCGTACAAATTTTAAAGATAAAGAATATTATATTAATACTGACGAAACTTTAACTTTTGCAAGTAATACGGTTACTGCTTCTTGGGGTACAGCTACAGCAAAAGCCCTAAACGACTCATCAGAAGAAATAAGTGGTGTGACTTACAATTACAAAGGTCTTAAAACATTACACAAAGAAACTGTAGATCAACAAGCATATTCATTATTACAATCAAGCGATTGGATGGTTGTAAGAAATGCAGAAAGTTCAAAAGCCATACCTTCTGATTGGTTAGATTTTAGAGTAAATGTTAGAAGCACTGCTTCTGATATGAAAGATAAAATAGATGCTGTAAGTGATGTAGACGCACTAGCGGCACTTTATGTTTACAATTCTAAAACTGGTACACGACCATTGGGTGAGTTTCCAACCCCACCAAGTTCATAAGGAGTAAATATGGAATATTTTTTAGGAATATTATTAGTTTTAGTAATCGCTGGTGCGGTTATTTGGAAAAACAAACCTGAATGGGTTAGCAAAGTTAAGTCCTGGTTTGTTGAATAATGTCTAAGCCAACGGTTCAAAGCACTTATAACGAATTAATTCGTCACCAAACCGAATGTGCTGAACGTTGGAAAACTTGTTTTAACCATCTAGAAAAATTAGATGCTGATATTACGTTTATCAGAAATATAGTAGTAGGCGGTACAGGTACTTTGGCTTTGTGCTTTTTAGGATTTATACTGACTCAGATATGAAACAACTTAAATCAATTTTAGGTGCTTTAGCGCCAACTTTAGGAGCGGCTATAGGTGGCCCACTTGGCGGCCAAGCTGGGTCAATACTTAGTTCTGTACTGGGTGTGCCTAACAACCCCAAGTCTATAGAATCAGCGATGAACAACATCACCTCTGAACAGATGATGGCGTTAAAGAAAGCTGAAAAAGAATTTGAAGTTCAAATGAAAGAGCTTGATGTTGATATCTATAAATTAGAAACTAAAGACGTTCAAGATGCTAGAGAAAAGTTTAGCTCTGATTGGACTCCTAAATTTTTAGGTGTTCTTTGTCTTGTAGGCTTCTTTGGTTATATAGGTATGGTCACACTTTACCCCCAACCAGATTCAAGTGACGATATTGTCATGCTGGTAATTGGATCTATTACTGGTATAGCTACCGCAGTTATATCATTCTATTTTGGATCGTCCAACAAAAAATAATTATGCACATCTCTGACGAAGGGCTAGAACTTATCAAGCATTTTGAGGGTTGCCCAACAGATGATGAGGGTAACGTTGTTGCTTATCAAGATGCAGTAGATGTATGGACAATTGGTTATGGCCATACCAAAGATGTGCAAGAAGGCGATAAGTGGACTAAAGAAAAAGCAGATTTTATGTTATGGCGAGAACTCGAAGATGAGTACGAGGATTACATCAATAATTACGTCCATGTACCTTTAAATCAACAACAATTTGATGCTTTGTGTTCTTGGGTGTATAACCTTGGACCGGCAAACTTAAAAAAATCAACATTACTTAGAAAATTAAATAACGGTGAATACGAAGAAACGCCAAATCAAATAAAAAGATGGAATAAAGCTGGGGGAAAAGTTCTCGAAGGTCTAGTGCGAAGAAGAGAAGCAGAGGCTTTGCTTTTTGAAGGCAAAGACTGGCGACATATATAGGAGTTTAAATGTCACACGTTTCTGCAAGAATAGCACTTGCAGGTGAATATTTAGCAGCATCATATTTGATGCGATTTTGTGACTCTGTGATAATTGCGCCCGAGGGTCATAAGTCAGATTTAATACTTGACCACCAAGGTCAACTTTATAAAGTTCAAGTAAAAACAACCAATAGCATTTATAAAAAACGTGATAATGATTACTATCGCTGGGATTTTAGATCTAACGCAGATAACAAAAGAAAAAATAAAATGCTAAGATATGGGAGTGGGCAAGTAGACATTTTTTGTTTAGTTGCTTTACCTATAGATAAAGTTTTCTTTTTATCTTTTGATAAAGTAGAAAATTCTATTGCTAAAACTATAAATAGTTTAAATGAAATTAATTCAGAAGAATCTTTGATAAATAGTTTATTAGAGATAAATAAAATACCAAATTTGGAACCGATAGATGCCACTACAGAAAGCGATATTTAGACCAGGGGTAAACAGAGAAGGAACCGACTACGATAACGAGGGCGGTTGGTTTGATGTAAACTTGGTAAGATTTAGAAAGGGTAGACCTGAAAAATTTGGTGGATGGGCAAAACTTTTAAGCAATACTTTTTTGGGAACTTGCAGAGCTCTGCATGCTTGGATTGCTAATTCAGGTGAAAAATATTTAGGTCTTGGAACGCATTTTAAATATTATATTCAAGAAGGCACAACTTTTAATGATGTTACACCTCTTAGGCTTACAACTGCTGCAGGCGATGTAACTTTCTCTGCTTCAAATGGAGATGCGACAATTACTGTCGCTGATACCGCACATGGCGCAGTACAAAACGACTTTGTTACTTTTTCAGGCGCAGCAAGTCTAGGTGGTAATATTACTGCTACTGTTTTAAACCAAGAATATCAAATCGCTACGATTGTGAATGCAAACTCATATACTGTTGAGGCAAAAGATACAAGCGATTCAACCGTAACTGCAAACGCTTCAGATACAGGAAACGGCGGTAGTTCTGTTGTTGGTAAATATCAAATTAATACAGGATTAGATGTTTTCGTTCCTTCAACAGGTTGGAGTGTTGGTTCTTGGAGTTCAGGAGCCTGGGGTTCATCTACTTCCTTATCTGCCTCAAATCAGCTTAGATTATGGACACATGATAACTTTGGCGAAAATTTAATCATCAATCCTAGAGGTGGTGGTATTTTTGAGTGGATTCAAAATGACGGTCTTAATACTAGGGCTGTTGAGTTGTCGGGCAGAACAGGAGCAAATTTAGTTCCAACCGTAGGACTACAAACAATTACCTCTGAAAAAGATAGGCATCTTATTGTTCTCGGCGCTGATCCTTTAAATGTAGGTGGTACAGCCAGAACAGGCACCGTAGATCCAATGTTTATCGCTTTTTCTGACCAAGAAAACGAGTTAGAGTTTGAACCTTTAATTACCAATACTGCAGGCTCTTTACGATTATCTGCTGGTTCAGAAATTATCGGCGCGTGTAAAGCTAGACAAGAAATACTTATTTGGACTGATACTTCACTTTATAGCATGCAATTTGTTGGACCGCCTTTTACATTTGCTGTTAACTTAATAAACCAAAATACAGGAATGATAAGTCCTAAAGCGTGTGTTTCTGCTCCGGGTGGCGTGTATTGGATGGATACTAATAGCTTTTACATATATAACGGATCAGTAAGAGAAGTTCCTTGTTCTGTTTTAAATTATGTTTTCTCAGATATAAACAAAGATCAAGCATTTAAAATTCACGCTTTTACAATAATGGATAAAAATGAAGTAGGTTGGTTCTATCCGTCCTCTTCATCCATCGAGGTAGACAGATACGTTTTATATAATTATGAAGAAAAAGTTTGGACTTATGGCCAGTTAGAGAGAACCGCTTGGTTGGATTCAGGTATTGAATCATACCCAAGAGCTGTAGCTAATAATTATTTGTATCAACAAGAGTTTGGTTTTGACGATGACGGTTCGCCGATGACAAATGTTTTTATTGAAAGTTCAGACTTTGATATCGGTGATGGCGAAAACTTTCAATTTATTCGACGTATGATTCCAGATATTAAGTTTTTACAAAACAGTAACGACTGTTCAGTTAACGTTGTTCTTAAAACTAGAAATAATCCTGGACAGTCTTTGTCAGCTAGCTCTACAAATGCAGTTCAAAGCAATACTGGTCAACTTAATATTAGAGCTAGAGGCCGTCAAGTTGCTCTTAGAGTTGAATCAGATGATGATGCAAGCAACGATGGTAATTTAGGAATAGGTTGGAGATTAGGGGCAACCAGATTAGATATTAGACAAGACGGTAGAAGATGAGCAAAATACTGCCAACTCAGCTGCCTTTAGCGCAAGGTGAGTATGTTTCTGCTGACCTTTTTAATAGACTTGTACGTATTTTAGAGATAAACTTAGGAGCAGTAGACCCCGATAATACTTTACAATTATCGACTACTGAACGTGATCAATTAAACTTTAATATTGGCACGCTAATATTCAATACGACTACAGAAGTATTGCAGGTATTTGACGGTACAGAGTTTATTGATTTAACGACTCATCGCACCTACCTGACAGGACTTTCTGCTACAACTGGATTAGGCTCAGTTACTGTATCGACGCCTTAAAAATGCTAACATATAGGTTATATTAATATGCTAAACGGAATACAAAAACAAGACTTACAAGGTATTGCTGCTTTGGGGAGAAATGAGGACACTTTTCTTGCGCACGTTGCGCCAGATGAAATGGTTGTCCCAGCTCAAGTTCTTAAAGACGATCCACTTTTAAACACATACATTCGTAACTCTATTTCCAAGTACGGCGTTGATCCGAATCAATTCGTAGTCGGAAATGGCGATATGGATTTAAATCCGATGACTGGACTGCCTGAGTTTGGCTTTTTATCAAAGGTTGTTAAAAAAGTTAAAAAAGCGGTTAAAAAAGTTGTAAAGCCGGTAGCTCAAGTAGCTCAATTTGTACCGGGACCTTGGCAGGCACCTGCTGCTTTAGTAGCAAAAGCAAGTACCGTATATGACGTAGCAAAAGGCAGAGCAAGTCCAGCAGCTTTATTAAGTGTTGCTGGCCCCTTAAGAGTTGGTCCAGGAATAGGCGAAAGTTTAGGAGCTATAAAAGATGCTGGCGGCTTAGGAGCAACTTTTGGAAATATAGGTTCTGCTTTAAAATCAGGTATCGGCTCATTCGCAAAAGATCCATTTGGTACAATTGGCGGACTATTTAAAGGCGGAGGACAAACTACCGTTCAGCCTGGAGATAGCTTATCAAGTATTGCTGCAAAAGAAGGAACAACCGTTGCAGAATTATTAAAAGCCAATCCTCAAATAACCAATCCTAATTTAATACAAGCAGGCGCTACTATTAAATTGCCTGGAGCAAGCGGTTTATCAAGAATTGGGGGTGGCTTACAGAAAATAGGTGAAGGTATTGGCGGATTGATGCCAAGTACTGAAGGTCAAAGTCAAGTTGGAATGATCGAAGATATGCTTAAAAGCAGACCATCTGATCCCGTCAGAGAAGGCGGAGGATTTTTAAGTGGAATGATGGGCGGCGATCAACAACAACAACAAGGCGGCGGCGGATTCTTGCAATCTTTAGGTGGAGCGATGACAGGCCCAGCAGGTCTTGCAGGCTTGTACGGATTAGCGACTTATTTAGGCGCTAAAGAAAGAGAAGGTGGATTAGCAGAAACTCCAGCAGTAACAATGGATGCTTTAGGAAGATATCAACTTTCTAAAACTTTAGGGACTGGTGGAACCAGAGAAGAGTTTGGTTTAGGGCCGGCTCCTCAAGCGCTTAAGTTTGCTGAAGGCGATGTAGTTCCATCATCTAATGAAATAAATTTAGTGATCGATGCAATAGATGGAACAATACCTCAATATGATAATGAAAAAATAATTCAGGACTTTATTGAAAAATATGGAATTGATATGTTTCGACAAATTAGCAGCAATGTAAGCTCAAGAACTTTTTATGACAACAATAATGATTTTTACAAAGAGGGAAGAACTATAAACCCATCAAATGTTATTAGACCAGGATTTAATACTGGCGGCGCTGTAATGATGGAAGAATTAGATATGCGTCAAGGTGGAGAATCTATTGGTCCAGGAACTGGAACTTCCGATGATATCCCAGCGATGTTAAGTGACGGCGAATTTGTAATGACTGCTAAAGCAACACGTGGAGCAGGCTCATATGAAACCAAAAAAACTCCAAAAGGAATTGAGCTAATTAAAAGCGGAGATCCTTCAAGAGAGGCAGGCGTAGAAAATATGCGCGAGCTAATGAAAATGTTTGAGGCAGTATAATGGCTACAGTAAACCCAGTTTTACAAGGTATAACTAGAGATGAGGCAATATCCGATCCGTTTGTCAGAGAACTTTATTTTGGATCTGCAGACACACCAGGATTAATAGCGCAAGCAACTCAAGCTGCGCAAAAAGCATATTTAGACCAACCTCCAATATTAGAACAAACCGCAGGATTAACTCCAGATGAGTTAAGAGCAAGAGAAGTTGCTAGAGCTGGAATTGGTTCTTTTCAACCATTTTTAAGCAGAGCAGAACAAGCTTACGGTAGAGGCCTCGGAGCCTTGCAATCAAGTATTGGTTTTGGCGGCCCTTCGGCTAGGCAGTTGCTTGGATTATCTTTACAACAATACGATCCAAGAATGGCTGGAACATTTTACGATCCGTTTGAAGAACAAGTTGTTCAGCAAACCATACAAGATACTTTAAAAGCAGCAGCTCAACAAGACATACAACAAAGGGCTTCTGATATAGCTAGAGGCGGAGAGTCCGCTTTTGGTTCAAGAGCTCGATTAACAGCTGGCGAAAGGCAAGCAGCAATAGGTAGAGGATTAGGGGAAGTTCTTAGCAACATAAGGTCAGGAGGATTCCAAACTGCTCAACAAAGAGCTCTAGAGGAATTTGACAGACAAAGAAATGCTGCAAGCAGAGCAGCTCAATTACAGGCTGGATTTGGCGGAGATATCTCAGCAGCACAAAGATTGTTTGGCTCAGATATATCCGGACTAGGTTCTGAAGCGCAAAGATTAAGAGGTATTGACGTTGGTCAACTTGAGGGATTAGGAGCGACTCAAAGAAATATAGAAGAGCAAAGACTTGCTAGACAATATGCTCAACAACAAGCGCAAAGACAAGCTCCGCTACAAGCTACTAAATTTATTCAAGGTTTTGCTCCTCAATATGTTTCTGGAAGAACAGACGTTAAAAAAACATACGGAATGCCAGTTGATCCTTTAGGATTAGGAATCGGAGCAGCTTTAGGAGCTTACAGAGGTTTAAGAAGAGAACCTCAACCTGATTTATCTGCATATAACAAGGGTATAGCTGACACTGAGGCTGCTAGAAAAGCAGCAGCAGAAAGAGCAGAGATAGGTCAAAATTTACGTTTACCTAGCTCTATAGGAACTCAACAACAATTCCCAACATCTCAATACGGTTATACTGATTACAGCAACATGCTTGTTAATCCGTATCAGCCAACTACAAGTTCTTACGTTCCTGGCAGAGTAAACTTACCTAGTTCTTTACCGGGACAAAGCCCAACAATAAATAACCCTAATCCATACGCTGGATTTGATCCAACAAATCCTGGAGCGGGTTTGCCTTATAACGTGTTTGGAGGGACTCCTTGATGAATGTTTTACAAAGAAAAATGTTTGCTAAAGGAGACCAAGTAAAAAAATCAAGGGTTATCCCTAGGTTTGAAAACGATACGTTACCGTTAACAGACTTTCAAATTCAAACAGGTCAAAGAACAAACAGACAAGTAAAGCCTAGAGGGGCTGATCCTCAATTTGATTCTTTTTTAGATAGATACGGAATTACAGCATCTCAGTATGCAGAGGTACATGGTCTAATAGAACCTGAATCAGGAATGCTTGGATCTGTAACTCCAGAGCTATTCTTTGGACCTGGAGGCTTACAATCTTTAGCCTCAAAAATGTTTACAACCAAAACTGTCCCTACAGGATTAAGCGGAAAAGTCCAGTTGCCTGCAGGACAACAAGGACCTCTTCAAGTAAAAGAAATTACTAAAGATGTAACAACCTTATCTCCTTTTGGTAAAACTGCAACTGTACTACCAGCCACTCTTGCTTTAACTGGATCGAAAGCAGTTGAGGAAGAGGAAGATACTATATCGGATGATAAAGAAGTGGATTTGGTAGCGCAAAAAGATTTAGATGTAGATCTAACCTTAAAACCAAGCACGCAAAAACTTTTAGATGAGATAATGGGCAAAAAGAAAGTTGACCCAGCAGAAGAGCGAAAAAAAGTTGGTAAAGAAGAAATAGATTTTATTGATGCAAGTTTAAAAACACTACAAGACAGAAAAAACCAACAAATAGCTGCTGTTAACAAAAAGCAACAAGAAAAAGATTACGCAACGATGAATATATTTCTTGAAGAAGTTTCTGCAGCTTTAGCTGAAAGCAGAGGTGATCTTGGGATTGGTTTATCTCAAGGAGCAGCAAATGCAGCAAAAAGAATGGGCGAAGAAGAAAGAGAAGACGAGCTTGCTTTTATTGATGCTCTAAGTGATCTTGATTTAGATGAGGGCGGTTTAGATTTGACTGAATCAAATGTATTAAAAATTTCTGAGAGATATAGAGATGCGGTTTCATCTATTGAAAAACAAGACAATTTAAGAACAATAATTGGAGAAATGAAGTCTGCAATTAGCGGCGGCAACGTTACCGGATTAACCGGTTTTGTCAGCAGAATGATTGATAACGTAGCAGGTTTTACTGGAATTGGAGACGATATTGTTCGTGCCGCTACCTCAGCGAAAGATAAAGGCGAATACATACAGGCTCAAGCAATTCAACAAATACTACAAGAAAGTGGAAGAACTATTTCTGATAGAGATAGACAACTTATTAAACAAATTGTTGCAAACTTAGAAAATCCTTTTATGGGTAAAGGAAGAGCCGAAGAATCTTTATCAAGAATTTTAAATAATATAAGAATGTCAGAGGATGAAGCTAGGAAAGAAGTAGAGTTTTTAAGACAAAGATACGGAACAGTAATTCCTCAGCTTGGAATGTATGATCAAGCTCTTAGTTCAGCACCAACAACAGAACCAGAATATAATCTAGACGACGTTATAACAGGATAAAAAATGGCCATAAAAATAAGATTACCGAATGGCCGTTACATCAAGGTTGAAACTGACGATCCTAGAAACGCCCAAGCAAAAGCTCAAGAATACTACAATAACGGTGGTAGAGGTTTTGTTGATAAAAAAACAAGAAATCTAGCGGCTGAATATGATAAAAGGTTTGATTACGATTCAGGCGTTCAAGCGCCTTGGTTGCGTACAAAGCTTGCGGCGATGGAAACTCTTGGCGGTAAAGAAAAAGTATTAGAAGACGCTGTTGGATCAGATGGCTTTACTAGAGATAGCTCAGGCAGTTTAGCGCTTACGCCTTTAGGAATGGAAAGGCTCGGTTTTGACGCTACTGGAAAAAATGTAATTATTGATGAAAGTGGTCTTTCAATGAATGACCTTGTTGATTTTGCTGGAGCTTTAGGGCCAATAGCTGGATCTATCCTAGGTAGCGTTGTTACAAGAGGAAGAATAAAACCATCTTATCCTGGAATTAAAAATATGACTCTTAAAGATTTGGGTAAAATATCTTTAGGGACAGGTACAGGAGCAGCTGGCGGTAAATATGTAGAAGAAGGAATAGAGTACGTTGCTGGCTTGCAAGATCAAGGAGTAGCTGACTTAGCAAAATTAGGAGCTACAGAATTTGCTATAGGTGCTGGAGGAGAATTTTTGTTTGGAGCAGCAGCCAAAGGATTAAAGGCTTCACTTGGTCAAAATGCTTTAGCAAGGGGAGCTGTAGGAACGAGAGCTGTCAAGGAAGCAGCATCTTTAGCCAAAGGTGTTAAAGATGAAGCTACTGGAAAAGTTTACAAAGGAGCTACGGCAATTGCAGGATTAGAAAGCCCCATTACAGGTCAATTACAACCTATCTTAGAAGCGATTACAAAGTATAAAGGCAGAGAAGATAATTTAGCAAAATCTTTGCTAGCTACTCTAAAAAACCTGTATCGAAAAACAAATGACTTAACAGCAGATTACAACGTTACGATTGATGATTTAAGAAAAGAAGGATTTGCAGATGTATTTTCTCAAGTTGAATCAGGAAGACTTTTAAGAGAAGGCTTGTTAGATACTTTAAATAAATTAGAAAGCAAGGCTGACGTTGCCTCCGGTCAAGTAACTCAATCAGCAAATCAGATAATCAAAGATTTTGACGCTTTTGCAGAACCTGCAACATCTCAAGCAGGAAACGACATTAGAGAGTTTGCAGTAAACGCGTATGCTTCTTGGGATGAAACGGTTGATTCATTATATGAACCTTTACAAAACTTTTTTAAAGTTCCAACAAACGTTAAAAAGCTTTTTCCAGAAGGAACATCTGGAGCTGAAATGGCTGATGCAATTAAGTTAATACCTAAAGAATCATTGCTTGAGCCTATAGAATTTATAAACGCTGCACCTTTAAGAGCACAAGCATCTCAATTAAGAAAATCCGTATTAAAAGGTGTAGATGAAGATGATCCTTTGTTTAAAGATTTGATGTATCTAGAAAATATTGGAGGCGCCGACGGCAATATGTCTTTGGACGCTTTATTAAAAATAAGAAAAGATTTAGCAAGTAAGTTAAGAGTAACAGGTAATAATGGCCAGCCTGCAAAATATGCGGGTCTTGACAGTAAAGAAAGACAAAAACTTTTAACAACTGTTAACAATATGTTTAAAAACATTGAAGACGGAAGTGAACTTGCAGTTGGAATGGCTAGACAAGCTTTTGAAAATGCTGCTGAAAATGTTCAATCGTTAAGAAGAGCCCAAGGATCAAGGGGCGGTAGACCAACTAAAGCAGAAAACGAATACATATCAGATTTACTAAGAAGAGCTGAAGACGCTGGGAAAATAAGTACTTATATAAAAGGACTAAAAATTGCTAACGGTTATTTTAGTAAAGGGTTCCAAGCTTTTGATGATGTTAATTTTAGAAAAATTTTAAATGATGCTTCGGCTGGCGGCGCCGACGTAGACCAAATAGTTTCTAGTCTTGTTATTGGCAAGAAAAACAACGGAGAAAAACTATCAAAGCTTTTAAGCACGCTTGACTCTGCAACTGCAGGTATAAGAGGTACTTACGATGAAACCGGCAGATTAGTTAGGGGTGCTCCTAAAGAAAGAGTTGCCTTAACAATACCAAAAGAGCAGAAAAGAATATTAGCAGAATTGGATATAAAAGTTAATGAGCCAGTTTTTGCAAACTCGCAAAATACTTTAGATATTTTGCAGAAAGAATATTTTAGAAACATTGTAAAAAATTTAGACCCAGACGCTCCTGTTAATTACGCCAACCTAGCCAAACAAATTAATGATCTTGGCACAACTACAGATGTTTTATTTCCTAACGGACTTAAAAGACAATTAGTTCAAGAGCTAATGGATGCTGACAATATGGTTAATACTGGATCAGTAAAAGAGCTTGAAGAGCTTTTAAAAACAGCTAAGTCAGGTGACGATATAGCGGACGCTGTAAGACAGAAAATAGCAGCAAATGCAGAGGTAGATCAATTAAGAACATCTGAGATTGTAAGAAGAATGGATCAGTTGGATACAGAAGAAATAGTTTCTACTTTATTTAAAAAAGGCAACGTTGATGAAATAAGACTTGTAAAAGAAACTCTTGGACCAGACAGTGAAAAATTTAAGCAATTTCAGGTAGGCGCGATGAACAAAATAATAACTGACGTTGTTAATCCTGGAGAAGACGTTGTTACAAAACTTTTCAACGAAGGAAAATTTTCTACTCTAGTTGATGAATACGAATCAGTTTTACGAGAAACATTTGGTGACGATCAGTTTAAGTTGATGCAAAAAGCTGCGGACTCAATTAAATACGCCATGACAGCAGAAAAAAAAGCTGGAGGAGGAACTTTGTTCACTCAAGCGTTTGTTATGAGATACATTTTTAATCCTATAGGCGCTTTAAGAGTTTTCACTCCTTTTAGAATTTTTGCTACAGCTTTAGGATCACCTACTATAATAAGATATCTTGCCGGAGAAATATCTGATAAAGAAATGTTAAAAAGAGCTCCATCTTTATTAAGAGATTTTGGTTACACAAGACCTATTACTAAAAGCATGCTTACGCAAACTCTTGCAGAGGGTGCAGAAGATGCTACACAAGAAGCAACTAGATATAGCGAAACAGACGGCGTTGATCCAAACATACCGTTAGGATCAGTACAATTACCTAAACAGCAAACTGCAAGTCTTGATTTACCAGAGGTTGAAGCACCTGCATCACAAAGACAAACTGTTGGCGGTCGAGCTGTTCCAGCCTCTTTAATATCAGATCCAATAACAAGAGATTTAGCTAATCTGCTAGGTCAGTAGATTTTTCTTCGTAAATCTTCCAATTTTTTTTAAGAACATCTAACCACTTTTCCATATCCATAACCGTAACAGCGTCATTATTAACGGGCCATTCAGGATTAATTGCATGTAACGGAACGCATACGCGAATCGGTTTTCTATTATATTTAAAGACTAAAACGGGAATTCTTTGGTCAGCCGCTGCACATACCTGCTCCCACCATCCTGACTGGTACCAATCGCCTGACTTATAGAATTTACATTCCACAGCATGATAAGGAATATTGATATCGCATAAATTGTTCGTCTGGTATTGATCAAGATTCCTCTTACAAATATAGTTAATTTTTTCTGACTCGAAAAAAGAATTGAGTATTTTAGCAACCTCTCGCTCAAAGGTCGCCCCCTTGTTCCTAGAATTCACAGACATGTTACTTTTGTTCAGCTAGATAAGCTAATTGGTTTATTGTCTTCGGTTGTAAAGTCATTATCTTCTTCCTTTCTACGTTCATTTATTAATCTCTTCCATTCATCATATCGATAGTATGTTTTATCGACATCATCCCAAATTAATCCTAAATATACCCAATCTTTTTCCATAAGGTTAATTTAACATTATTTCTTCTTCTTCACCAATCCCATCTCTTCTCGATCAAATCCAAGGGGATGAGGTGAGAGACATTCAAGCTCGTCTTTGTTGAAATGTATGTACGGCTCTGAATCCTCTTCATAGACAGGCTCTGCGACCGTTCCAAAGCGTACATCGTAAGGATAGTCAGCTCTCCAAGTATGGCTATAAACGCTGTCAGTCATTGCGTAAACAATTACAAAAGGATAATTAGTAGCCTGGGACAAAGCTGCGCCCATACGTAATTTACTTGCTGATAAAATGATCGTATCGTACTTATCAATCGGAAATGTTCTGCATTTAACCTCCATCCAAAATGAAACTTCCTTTGATTCGCACCAGTAATCTAGACCATAACTAACTGGCAATTTGTTGCATCTAACATTCCAGAGGCCCTCAATAAAACCAGCCACACGCTCTTCACGCTTTTGGTCATTAACTGTCTCCATCTTTGGTTTAGGTGTTTCCATCTAACTCTCCTTTTTTAAAAGTAATTCTGACAATATATTTACGAATGATAGCAATCAAAGTAAATACAGTCGTTTGGATTATCGAGGTGGTCAGCAAAGTAACTTCTAAAAAATTGCAGACATTTAAAAGAATATAAGATACCGGCAAAGCAATTATTATTCCTACGGCAACATCGCTGAGGCTTTCCTTCATCGCGTATCGATCAATCTTCATCAAAAAATTCAGGATCAATTGCAACAATACGTTTTGTTGGTCGACCTGTTCCTTTGGCTCTCATATCCTTTTCTTGTATTTCGCCTGAGTTCTTCAAGCGTTCAATAATTTCTTTGACTTCATATGACTTCATTGATCTAAATATTTCACGTCGATCAATATCTCTTTTTGAGATACCCCAATCGCCTTGACTACGAATGAAGTTGAGTATTTGTTTGATACGTCCTTCCATTTCTGAACCTGCAACTTTATCTCTACAGTTTTCTATCAATACTTGATCGTAGTAATTAACATAATTAATTGCCCAAAGAGTCACATCAGCGTTGATTTGTTTTGCGTTGCGATCATCAGCTAGAGCACATATCAAAGCTAAACGCATCGACTTCTCACGCGTTCTTGATAGCAACACTTCCAAGCCTTCTTTTTCTAATTTATTTTGTTGGTCAACAAGATCGTAAGCTAAGCGCTCAAGCAAGCTTTTACTTTCATCTGAGAATGGAATGACACGTTGTTTAAAATCGATCTCTGCATTGTTCATTGATATTTGCTCCATTTCATTTTTAGCTTGACGAACATGTTGGACCCAATCCGTTGTTGATCTTGGAGGTTCTACAAATGGCTTCATCTTGCCTACTGTTCTTGGTAGATGTGATTCCGTTACGATAAACCTGTTAAGGAATCCGTCAACGATACGACCGGTTGAGAGCGCACCGTAAAAATTCTTTGGTACGCTCATACCGACCAACGTTATTGCAGGTTTGATAGTTGACCTATCTAGCACTTCTTTTTGTTGTTTCTGCGTTAACGTCATCATCGAATAGTTGTCAGGGCGTAGGACACCATGACATCTTCCCCATGTCTCCATAAGAACTTGTAAAGCATCTTCTTTGTTTGAATTACTTGCATTAGAAATACTTTCAAGCCTTTTACCAAATTCATCCATTACAGTTATATGGGCTGGCTTATGTCTAAGCAAAGAGTAAATAGCACCACTTGATGTGTAACCATCTCCTGCCAACAAGTCTATCTGCTCAGCTTTTTCAAGAATAGCTTCTATAACTGTCTTAACGTTTTCTTTTCCTTGTCCTGATTTAGCAATACACATAAAGAACAAAGATGAAAAGTTATTCATATCTGTCTTATATATTCTTCCTAAAGCGACAGATGCTAATGCAATTGATGCTTGTAAATTGATTGCAGGCTGAGATATTTGAGCTATGTCTTCTGCGTAATTATAAACGTCACTTATAATCCCTGGTGGCTTATATAAGTCATTAGGCTCAACGATATCAATTTGTTTAGATATATATGCAGGAGCCTGCTGGTTTTTTCTTTCGTGCGTTTTTTGAATACTATTAACGGTAGTTTGTATTTCTGATTGCGGAAGTGGTGGATCGTTTTGTTCGTTCCAAGAATTTACAAAAAAGTGAACGAAATCTAAATTAAGGTTTTTAGCAATTAAGTATCCTGCTAATCTTGCAGCTTGATCATTTCTTGATCCTTCGGTTACGCCGTCAAGCGAAAGGGGAGTTGCTATGGGTTTTCCATTTACTTTCTCTGCCCCCGTAATCTTTACCCAAAGATCTTTGGTAAAGTCAGGAAGGTCTTCTATCTCATTGAGTTCCCAATCATGGATGATTGTGGGTTCATAAATGGCTCCTGTTGCATGTATATTGTGTGGTGCAACGATTAGCCCACCAACTCCCCTAATATCAATTAATTTATCAGGATCGTGATCTTGGCCTCTTCTAGCTACGTAGGTAGTAAAGTTTTCAGGGTTATTGTAATAGTAGTGAACGCCTTTACCAGTGGCTACTTTAAAAGGTGTTACAGGTAAATTATTATCTGCCCAATTCACCGCTTCAGGTGTATCAGCATCTACTACAATAAATTTTCCGGTAACAAGAGCTACTACTAAATCATCTCTCCCCTTGAACCATTTTTCAATTTCTGCGGTCGTTGGCTGGGTCTGTTGAAACCTTTGCCAACCGCCTAACTCTTTAGGTGGTACTTTATTTGATCTTAATAAAGGTACGACACTAATGCCTTCTTCATGGTAGGCAAGAGCTAAGTCCAACGCAGAATCTTGCGCTGTTACGTTTATATGAAACACTACTAACTCGTTTCTTCAAGTGGTCCATAGATAGATTCAAAGTCAAGCTTACCTCCAGACGCTTGTATTATTTTTTTTGCTTGTTTAATAGAAGGTTGACGTAAACCATACCTCCACGATTTTGTTGTTGCTGGTGAGCAACCGAATAATTCAGCCGCTGGCTCAGTGCCAATGAACTCAATATATTCTTTAAGAGTATATCTCTTCACTTCTCTCTCCTTGTATTGTGGTTCTAATTTATTACTTAGAAATACTGAAAGCTCTTTTTCTGATAGAGTGATTGTTCTCCATAGATAGTTTACTTTCCATTGATCTTTATGTACTTCGTTCATATGATACAACCCGTTAATTATTTTGTTGTGACATATTGTAATTGTAAAAAATATAAAATAAAATACCTTTTATAAAAAAAAGGAGAAGATATATGTCAAATATATTAGATAGAATTGCCTCTCCAAGTGATCTTGTTCAAATGCAAGGAGCTAAGATTCTTGTATTTGGAGCATCTGGAGCAGGTAAAACCACGCTTTGCGCAACCGCGCCAGGCAAAACTCTCATCATCAGTATGGAAGCTGGTCTTTTATCCATCAAGGATAAAGACAATGTGACCGCTATTGAGGTAAAGGAAGCATCAGAGATCGAGGAGATCGCTCAACTATTGGAGAGCGGTAAACTTGATTATGATACTGTCTGCCTAGATAGTGTTACTGAGATGTCAGAAATACTTTTGGCTTCTGAAAAAGCTAGAAGTAAAGACCCAAGACGTGCATATGGAGAGGTCATTGAAGTAATGACTCGAACCATGCGTAGGTTTAGGGATCTGAAGATTCACGTAATCTTTGTCGCTAAAGAAGACAAGATTCGTGATGAGCAAACCGGTGTGTTTCATCATCAACCAATGATGGTAGGTGCGAAGTTACCGGTGCAAATTCCTTACTTTTTTGATGAGGTATTGGCTTTAAGAACCTTTACTGAAGAAAATGAAGAAGGTAAAAAAATTATCAATAGATGGTTGCAAACCACTATTGGTGATAATTATACCGCTAAGGATAGGAGTGGTAAGTTAGAAACTTTTGAAGAGCCTAACTTAACACATGTCATTAATAAACTTGGATTTACATTAGGAGAGTAATATGAGCGATTTTGCAGATGTCAAGTTTGATTTCAGTGATGATAATAGCAACACATATATACCCGAGGGCGATTATACGACTGAGATAATTAAATGCGAAAAGACTAAGTCTAAAGCAGGTAATGATTATCTCGCACTTGAAGTTAAGGTTGTTGGTGAAAAATACAACGGCTGGATAGCAAGGAATAATTTTAACCTTTGGTATACCAACAGCGATGCTGAAAAGCAGGATGTGGTTAGAGAGATTGCTGCAAAGCAATTTTCAAAACTACTTAAAGCTTTGAACATGGATAAGAATCCACCGGCTAACGCTACTGAACTCGTTGGTCTGAACGTTGTTTCTTCACTTGGTATTGAGGAAAGCAATAACGAGGAGTACCCTGATAGAAATAATATCACTGGGTTTTCATCCGTTACTGGCGAATCTTCAACACCCCCTAAAGTTGCACAGGATGCACCTGATTGGGTTGAGGAATCAAAACCAGCTAAACCTAGCTTAGGTTAAACAAGAAGGTGCGCTAGGGTGCCTCAAGAGTCTTTTCCCCCTGTTAATGACTCACCTAGACTTCTAATGAATTGTTAAACTAACTAGTTGAAGTGGATCGTATTCAGATATGTCTACGACTTTAGCTGGATAATAACTATCGCTATCTTCCATTGATTTGAGTGCGGTAAAAAACTTTGCGGTATGTTTATCTGGAGCTTTCATTATTATGGCTTTTAGCTCGTCATCTGTTTCGTAACAGCATATGTATTTTTTTAAATTTTCAAACATTAATTATCTTCCTTAATAAATCCATTTACATATAAAGCAATAATCGCATAATGAATAATCTTCATCAGATCCTCGTTTGCTTTGCCTTTCTTTTTACCAAAACGCATTGCGTATTTCATTACATTGCCAACAGCAAATCCCTCTCCGTGACCGCTATCAATTATCATATCAGTTGCCTGATACTTACCGTTGGCGTAATGTTGGTTATAAGTTTGGTTGATGTAGTTTTCAACGGCTTTAAGAATTTCGTCTTCTTTAAACTTATAATTGATCATAGCACTAAATCTACGATATTGGGGCTGTTGTAGATAGATAAATGACCGCCTTTTCCATGATTGGCGTACTCCTCAAGAAATCCGGACATTTTATCCCAACCTTGCTCCATCAGCTCTTCAGTCATTCTAAATACTTTTGAAGCATACGGCGGTTTCTTTTCTTGGGCTACAAAGACAAATTCTTTTACTTTGAATCCAGCTTTTTCCATACCTCTTCTGTACCAAGCCGCTTGCATGTCATAACCATACTTACGCACTGATCCTGCAAATTCTTTTGGGTGGCAGCTTTGAGTTGTTTTGTAATCAACAACAACAATTTCATTCGCTGAGTAAGGTTTTTGTACCGGCGGACAGATAACATCTGGACGACACTTACAAAGCACATCGCCTTCATACCAATAAAAACTAGCCTCTGCGACTTTGCCTTCTGCATCTAAATACATACGACCTTCTTCGATCATATTGTTATTCATCGCTTTAATATCCTTCATCTCCACTTCTTTAATAACAGTTAGGCCTCTCTCTTCATACTCTTTTTTAAGTTCTTTATTTGCGTTGGTATAAGGTGATCCAGCAATTACCGCAACGGTATTGTTGAATTCATCTTCACCCTCTACTAATAACGCATGAGCCGCCGTACCAAAATTCATAGCAGGCGTGGTTTCTTGAACGTGTTCAATAGCGTGTAATTGAGATCGACCAAACGATCTAATATAACTACTGCTAAGTCCTGGCCCTGCATGGTAGACGGAGTTGGGTATATCTCCGAAAACAAAGCAATCGCCTTTTTGCTCAAACTTATAATCTTTTAATTCTTCAATCTGCATATTTGTACCTCGGTTTTAAAACCAATATTACTTTTTTTGAAATCATCGGCTCTGGCCAATACTTCAAATGTTTATACAAAGACAGCATATTATTTTTCACACTATCTTCTTTATATATGGGCTCTCCTATCTTTTTCCAGAACTTAACTATCTCTCGATACTCTCCTCTGTTACCTACAAACGCAACATCTAAATCTGTTCCGTTGTAAGGTAGATAGACCAACCCCCCTAAATGTTTTCTGAATGGGTAAAAACTTATTGGCTTTCCTATCTCCATAAATGATTTACCACATTTGGAAACTTACCGCTAAAATCGACCTTAATCGCTCCTGGCTGATTTATTTCTGTTTGTCTGAATAACGCCTCGTCAACTGTTCTTGGGGGCGATCTGCGTAGGCTTTCACCGCTTACGACTTTGTTCCACCACGCTACCGCTTTGTCCCTCGCATATCCGGTATGCTCAAAACAAACATATTCGCTGATTATTTTTCTTGGGGTTTTATAGCTGACTTTTAGTACAGGTATGTTTTTGGCTTTTGAAAGATGATGAGCAACCCACATATCGAATACAGGTATTTCGTATTTTTCTTTTTTCTTTTGCTTGGAAATAATATCCAACTGAGATGCAACTAAATCTAATTGGATCTTCCGCATTGGAAACTCATAGCCACAATCTGGACATCTGTTGGCAGCTTTAGCTACATACGATCCGCACTCTTTACAAGATTTAACAAGCATCTCGCCTGTCTTTTTGCGTTTGCCTTTTTGATTAGGCTTGATTTGGTTCACAGGACCATGACGCTCAATATTTTTTGCAAAGTCCAAGACCAAACAGTTTTCTTTGCCTTCTGCTGTTCGCATACCACGTCCCATCATTTGGACGTATAAGCCGGGGCTTAAAGTGGGGCGTAGCATCACGATCATATCGGTATTAGGTGCATCAAACCCTGTCGTTAAAACATCACAATTAACTAAAGCCCTGATCTTGCCTGCCTTATAATCAGCTATCAATTGATCTCTCTCTGTTGGACTTGTATCACCGGTCACGACTCTCGCGCTGACATTACTGAAATTTAATATTCTGCAGACCATTTCAGCATGAGATATGCCAGCGCAAAAGATCAACCATTGTTTTCTGTTTTGTCCTTTGGTTAAAACTTCTTGCATTGCTTTTTGCGTTCTACCTGAATCGTTCATTTTCTTTTGTAGATCGCTGGTAACAAACTCTCCTCCGCGCATCGGAACATCATCAACCTCGTATTCAGTATCCATACACTTTGTTACTAAGGGTGATAAATAACCGTCGTCGATCAAGCGAATAAAATTCTCACCGCTGCCAAAGTCGATCACGATATCGTCAAAGATAGCGCCTTCTCCCTCTGTCAGCATTCCAGAATTTAATCTATAAGGAGTAGCAGTAAAACCGACGACGGTTAAATTTGGATTCTTTTCGCGTAAGGCGACGATGAGAGAACGATACATTCCCTCACCGTCTTTAGGAACAAGATGAGCTTCATCGATCAACAATAGATCAAATGTAGGGAGGTACTCAACTTTATTCCAAACCGATTGCAGTTGGGCATAAATAATATCGTTATCGGTATCTCGACGGCCTAAACTGTTGCCGTACATTCCGATATGGCCTTCCCAAACTTGCTCTAACTTTTCGTAGTTTTGAAAAAGTATTTCTTTAACATGTGAAACAATTAACGCTTTTGAATTTTTTTGTTGGTTCATATGCCGTACAAATTCAGCGATCACGTGTGATTTGCCTGAACCTGTTGGCATCACCACAAGAGGATTATCTGTTTCTATTGCAACATAGTTTTCTAACGCATCAAGTGCTTCTTGTTGATAATCTCTGAGTGGCATATTACTTGTCTTTTTTTTCTCTTGATCCGCCAGGCAACTGCTCAGGATCAAACCAACCGCATGGATAGCCAATCACTTGCCTTGACCTCTGTATGCTTTGAAGTTTCTTTTTTTGTTTTTATTCATATTGGCGAAACCTATATTTCTTCTACCAATACTTGTTCGTTTGCCACGCCCTCTGGTCGCAGGGGTGTGGGTTGTTTTAGTCCACGTCTTTGCCATTTTTTCTCCTAGGTGGGTTAATTAATTCAAAATAAAATCGTTTATCATTGATTGCATCAGCAACAATTTCCATCAACTCTTCAGTTGTTTGCTTCTCGCCAAACACATCTTCTTCAGTCATTACGACTAGCTTCATTACTTGTTTATGTTTATATTTATTTTTCGTCATGCCTTATCTCTGCTTCTCCGGTTATATATTCTTCAATCTCGTATAAAGTGTCATACAGAACGTCATACTTTTTTTGTAGCCATTCTTTTTCTGGTATCTCTTTTCTTCTTTTAAATAAGTAGTTACGTATATCTCTTATCTGTATAACTATACGCAACTCGTCTTCGTTCCAATTCACCCTTCATTCCAAAAATAAAAAAATAACTGAGATAAAAAGCAAGCCTGCAAGTATAGTCATCAAGGTAGGATCAAACATCTTTTTTTCTTCTTGATTTTGCTTTTGCGTTATTGCGCTTTCTAATATCTTCAAACTCAGGTTGTAATCTTTCCCAAAGTTCATCTTTACATGCTTGCTTTTCTTTGCCTTCAAGTCCGATAATAATTAGCTCTGACTTCTTGGGTATGTAAGTCTGATGATATTGTTTTTCTTTATCGCGCCATTCCCATTCGATAGCTCGATCATTAAATACAGTATAGTTGGTCACTTGCTTGCCTCCTTAAATGCTTTTTCAAATAGCGCAGGATGATGCGAATAGATGTACTCAACAAACTTACTGATTCGTTTGTATGAATCCAAGTCTTGTTGTAATTGGTTGGACCCTTTGACGGGGCTTGGCTGTTGAATGGCTAACACGCCTTCAATTAAGTTTTTTACTTCGTTCATTTATACCTCCAAAATGTATATTACTAAATGTATCAAATACTTCTTGCTTTGTAAACAAAAATCGTTATACTTAACGTAGATAGTATGAGAAACCAATATATGAATATACAAAAAACAATAAGGATGATTGACAAACTTAGAGATGTGCAAAGAGATTCTTTTGTCGATTTGATTCGCGCATATTTTAAGACCGGCGGCGTAGAAATAGAAACGCCTGGAGTCTTGATCGAACAAATTAAAAACGATCGAGATGTGTTAATCGATTTAGTTAACAGTATCGCTGATAGACAAATCAACGATTTAGAACAAAAGGTAAATTAATATGGGAAGAATGTCAGATTTACATATCGGTATGTGCTCAGATGCAGAAACCGTTATTGACGATTGCGAGTCTTTTGAGGAGTTTTGCGATCGTATGGTTAAGATTAATTACTTGTATGTACCAAGCATGATTAAAGACATATGGGATGAGTTTCATATGAATGCTTATTACAAGTATGGCCCAGAGGGTTAGTCTTCGCGAGCAGGCAAATACGTCTGGCCTGTTAAAATATTAAGAAGACGCTTTAGCCGTGCAGGTCTTTTTCATACCCTGCCTCCGTAACTTTGAGGTGTAGTTACCGGCGCAAACACCTCACCTATTTTAGTCGTCGCGGGTCCTTTTTTATTTTTCATTCCCGCGTTTGGTAATGACGGGGTTTTTCCATTTCCTCGTATATAACTCTAAGGCGTAGTTAACGACGAAACGCCTTACTTTTCTTTTTAACCAAATTTAGCTAAACTCAAGATATGAAAGTCTTGGATATTAAAAAGAAGAAACCTTCTGTTGAAGAAGCGCAACGTCGCTTAGAAAAATTATTCTCGGAATTTATCGAACGCGGTTGCGATCAAGAGTTTCTCGCACTCTTGTTTTTTACTTTCAGCGTCACCGAAGTTTTCAATCACGCCACCACAACAAGCGAAGGATTAAAGAAAATAGATGATATTTTATATTCTACCTTTGGCGTAGAAAAACAAATCATTTTTACCCCAGAATTACCCCCGGAATTTGACGAATAGTTTTGTCATAAAGTTCTGACAAAAGACCCCCTTCATTATCGGAATTAGTCGCATTTAGGTGCGATTTGGTAATAGTTTTGTCATATTGTCAGATTTGTCAAAACAGCGCAAATGCAGTAGCAGAGCACTTTTGGCAGTTTTGTCGTTTTGTCAGAGTACCCCCTTAGAATCTCTATAAATCCCTACAAAATCGTAAAATAAATGGGGGGGTAAAGAAAAGTATGACAAAACTAATAATATGACTAAATATATATATAATATTATATAAATATATTACCTTATATCAGTATTTTATAGATGTTGAATAGTTTTGTCAGAGTTTTGTCAAAGGCTTTGACAAAAGTATCTGCAAAAGATGTGATAAACTTGTTGATATAGTATGAAAAAAAAGGTATTAGTTGAGGAATGTCGGAAGCATTTACACCCCGATATTATTGAATTATTAGAAAAGCCTGTTATCGTAGACATTATAGAAACATTTGACGGAGTTTTAATAGATGCCAGCATACGACATGAGGATCCGCAGATCGATCAAAGTTGAGCCAACGTTAGAACCCGTTGACGATATGCCGATTGAATATATGAACGAAGATGAAAAACATCTAACCAAACGCCAACGATTACTTGTCTGGAATGCAGTCAACGATCCTACCCTTACATTTTCAGAGGCCGCGAAGAAAGCGGGATATAAAAATCCTGTTGTTGTCGGGAGATATATGCGTCCTGGCGGGAAGTATGCACATGTGCGTCGGGAGTATGAACGGCTGATGTCGGAGGCTAAAAAGAAATTTGAGTTGACGCATGATAAAGCTGTCGAAGATTTATATAAACTTAGAGATGACGCTTGGGGGCAAGATAACTTTACGGCTGCGATTAACGCTCAGAATTTATTGATGAAACTTGGCGGGCTCATTGTAGATCGTCGGGAAGTATTGCATGGCAAGGTTGACCAAATGAGTCGGGAAGATGTTGAGAAACGCTTGGCCCAGTTAATCGGGACTAAGGCTATTGAGAATCAGCAGTCGGGTCGGGTAATTGAAGATAAGTCGGAATCAATTACAGTAGATGATTTACTCAAATCGGGTAGTCGGGAAAAGGTCGGGAAAAAGAAATAAGCCTACTCAAAGAATAGGCTTAGCAATCAATTCATCTTTTTTACGCTTATCGAAATGAGATCGAGTAATCTCACCGTTGACTTTGAAGGTGTCCAGATGATGAATGTTCTTAGGCTTATTGATCATAATCATTAAACCGCTAACAGAATTCATTTCCTTTTCTCTCTCAAGGTCTTTCTGGCGTTGTTTTACTTTATTGTTGTATTGCGTCATTTTGATACTCCTTCTTTAATAATTTTAACACTTCTAAAACTTCTGCACTTTTATAGCCGTCATCACCGATAACTATATCAACGGCTTCCTTAATTAGTTCTTCGTTATACATCTTCGTTCTCCTCATATTCAATATCAGATATTTCATTATCTGTTAATTCTATATTATGTTCTTCTTGAAAAGATTGTTTAACCCATTCAATATATTCTTCTTTTGTTTCACATTCTCTCCCTATGTCAAGAATAGAATATGTTATTACGCTAGTCCAAGTTTTCATCTTCGTTCTCCTCTATAAATGATTCGGTTAATATAAATCTGTTTTTCTTGGCTATCTTTTCCAAGATTGGATAACAAGCATCAAAGTATTCTTCATCATTGAATGTTGCTATCTCCTCAGCGTATGAGCCTTTAGGTGTTTCAAAGTAAACTTTAATTTTCATTTAGTTCTCCCATAAACTCTTTATACATATCTCCTTCTTCAGATAGATAGACTGTTTTTTTCGTATCTTCATTTCCGCAAAAAGGACACACCTCAATAAACTTATTTTTTTCGCCGTATAAGTTATCGCACTTTAGACAATGAACAACTCTTAATATCATTTTATACCTCCATTATGATTTACCCATTCAGACCAACCCATAGTAGTCTTTTGATCTTGGTCCTTAAGTTTATCTTCGAAAAAATAAACAACTGCCACACAACCTTTAGTCGCACATTCTGTAATCCTGTAATCAATCTCAGGTGGAATGTTAGATGCACCTAACATATCAGCTACTTCGTCAATCGTTATTTTATTGTTGGTCATTTTCTATTTCTCCTTTTCATTCCTTTTTTATAAATCCTATCGGCTTGGCGTTGTAATGATTTTTCTATCTGTCTGTCTAGCCATTTTCTAAACCATTGTCTAAGTTTTCCCATTATTCGCACCAATCCCTGTCGTACACCTCAACCGCATAATCGTTCCAATTAGATCGATCAGGTAATTGTTTTTTCATAATTTGTTGTTGGTTATCGTAAAACTTTTCTTTAGCGTCTTCGTAATCTTCAGCATTATCAATTTCAACTTCGTAATAAAACTTCTCAACAATATGTAATTTCATTTTCATTTTGATACCCCGTTTTCATCCATAAGCATAAAATCTACTTCAACCTCTGCATTACAAGTAGCACTATCTCCCATACAGTAAAAATCTTGTTCTAATATTTCCCCCGTATGATCTAGGATTTCGTATCCGCCTTCGCCTCTCTCATCACCTACAAGATGGTCATAGCCGTCCTCACTTCGCATAGCCTTAATCCACCTATCGCAAGGTTTTTGTTCAAACTCTCTAATGAAGTATCCCTTGTATTCATACTCTCGTAAGAGAATTGTTCCCTCTAGGTAATCATTTTGGTTAAATTCAAATTTAGATATTTGTTTATTCATTTTTTATCTCCAATTAATATTTTCCAATTCGTAATCAACTATCTCTGAATCTTCTAATCCTTCATCAAAAGACATACCTATAATTGATTGCTCGTCTTTGATCTCGTCCATTTCAATAGTGAAACCAACTGAATTATCAAAATCTAACATTCCTTCATAATTACCCTCATTACTTTCAAAATCCCAAGAGTTAAATAGATCAGCAAAATGATCATTGCCCAACCATAGGTATTTGTAATTACTTCCGTTTTTTAATTCAGCATAAATTATTCTTGATTGTTGAATTGTTGCTAATTCATTACTCATTATTTTCTCCCATATTCTTAAATTGAATTTCTACATCATCACCATATGTTTGTTGATGGTCATATAACTGTTTGGATAACTGATAAATAATTTGATGAAGTTCGTATCTATCTTTCCACCTTTTGCGCTGAAAGATTTCTTTTTCTACAACACTTTCCTTTTCTTGGAAATAGATAGCAACCCATTCAGCATGTTCAAGTCGGATACCATAGGCGTTGCCGTGTTCTTTTCTGCTACCTCTACCTCTGTTTCTAAATTGATAGCGGTCTTTGTTTAGACACTTAGATAGATACTCTAGTAGTTCTCTGCCATTAGTAATTGGTTTTTCCAGATCGCCTAACGGAATACTAGCCAATTGTCGGGGCGGTACTGATTCATCTTTTTTAAAAAAGGTGGCTAAGTTCCCGTAATCAAGATATTTGTTTTTCATTTTTTATCTCCTATAAAAATGGTAGTTTTTTTAAGCAGGTCTACCAACTACTGCCTATCTCGGAATTATACTCTTGCTCTAGGCTCTCAAGAGTTTTGTAGTTAGTGCATGGTGGTTTAGTTCTCATTTACTTTTATCCTTAACCTCTTCAAGCCAACCGAATTGATACAGAAAGGTTTTTATAAAGGCTCACTCCTAACTACTATGTATGTGGGCGATTGGATTAGTTAGTCGGGATACAGTCGGGACAAAAATTGTCGGGACTGTGGTCGGACTAAGATAGTTAGTAATCGCTAATTTACCTATCAATCCTCGCACATACATATACCCATCTTGGAGACAGATTGTAGAAATGTCAATACTTAATATGAAAATAATTGAATTAAAAATAAATGATACAAATTGTAGAAATACGTATTGAGATAGGTATAATAGAAGGATAACAAAATGGAGATATAGAAAATGAATGAATATTTAAATATGTACCGTTTAGGCAAGTTTGCAGAAACGAAAAAAAATGCTGAGGGTAAAAGAGTCGCATTACATGACGGCACTTACTACGGACTACAAGGGACAGTAGCAGTCGTTGATTATGAGACTGGTTATAGAGCCTTAAAAAAAGATTTCAGCAATGAATATATTGATTTAACTCAATCAGAAATTGATTCTTGGAATGAAGGTCAAGGATTAAATAAAGAAGATGTAAGATCAATTGTTGCTTACAGCTTTACGGGTGGAATTAGGTTGCAAAATGATATTAATTAATTACGGAATTCAAGACGGTGAGAATGAATATACAGAATGGGATTGCGATATTAATTTCTCTAAAGCTGATTATGACAATGGCAAGGTAAAAGATTTTGATCTTTTACAAGATATGTATTCAGTAGATGAAGATGACTTTGACGGCAACAACGCATATTGGGATAGCGATAGATTGGTATATGTTGAAAGTGTCCAAGATATTGATCAAGAAACGCTAGATATTTTAAGGAGATATGTATGATAAGCACAATGACAAAAAGCGATTTTAAAAATTGGTTTAGATCAAGTTCATACAAAAATAATTTTTCTTACATGGGGTTAGATGCTTTGTTTGATTACCTAGAAGAATTAGAGGACGATACAGGTGTCAAAATAGAATTTGATCCTATTGCTATTTGTTGCGATTTTGTAGAGTACGATAGCCTAGAAGAAATTACAGAAATGTATGACTCAATAGAAACGCTTGAAGATTTGGAAATGGAAACAACTGTTATTCGAATATATGAGTATGACGGCAAAACGGAAACAGGGGGTTATATTATTAGAGATTTTTAACTGTATCTCCGTTGCAGTTAGGGGCTACTTAGGTAGCCCTTTTTTTTACCTACTGTCCCCAACAAAATTATATAGACTTCTTTAATAGGGCAATTAATAGCATTTCCCTTGTTGATCGGCTTTCCCTTTTAAAAATTTGAGGGTGTCGGGTGTCGGGATTGTCGGGGTCGGGATTAGAATTAGTCGGGTCGGGATTTTGTTTAGATATATATAGATATAGATATAGATATAGATAAAAAAATATATATATGTAGTCGTTGGATCGAAAAAACGGCGGGCCCGCTGGATCGTCCGGGCTGCTAATTAAATTTGATATGTAGGATACAAAGAGTATAATAAGCTTATAACTTAACGGAGAAATTAAATTATGAATGACATATATATAGAAAATATAAACCTTAAAAACTCAAGGAAACACTTTCCGCGAACAACCAAAAATTATTATTGGCATTTCGTAGACGGTTTAAAATTGGTTTTTAGTTACAGAACTTTAATTGCAATTGATCGGCTTGTTTCGGTTAACAATTGGAGCCGAACAACCGCGCGGCATTTGTTCTGGTATAGCGGCAGCGATAAAGATCACCCGCGCGTTAATGATTTCAACGAACAAGCGCGAGAGATTTTAAAGGATGCCGGGCTGTTAGAAGAGCGCAACCCGCTTAAATCAATTGCGGCTATCTCTTCAATATTTTCGCTGATGTCCAATGAAGAGGATGAAGGATCTATAAGAAGGTCAAATAATCAGCGTAAAAGGTTTTACGAAACACATCCAGGAATAACATTTCCAGATGATTGGGACAGCCTAACAACCGCCGACCAAAAAAAGCGGTTAGATATGTGCGACCTAGCGGGACTGGAGAAAAGTAACGATATTGTAAATAGTCCCACATCTAAAACCGCTTAATCTCTCTATCTCCGAGAGTGCCCCCGCTAGTCGGGGGTTTTTTTTGTCTGTCGGGTGTCGGGGTCGGGGGTCGGGTTTTTTTATATATAGTTAGTAAAAATTAATTATAAATATATATATATATATATATATATAAATAGATCTAAAAAATGGATCCAGCTCGATCCATCTAGATCCAAAATGGATCCAGCGGATCCAGCGGATCCACCGCAAGGTCATATATAACTATTGCTTATAATGTCCTTCCCGGTAATATCATTTATATGAATGTTCGCAGCTGAGCAAAAAGACCCCCTAATTTCTACAATTTGTAGCAAGATCGATTATAATAAAACCACTGGCGCCAAAAGGCGGCAGCATTTACGGGGGCAGAGCCCCCGAGGAGATAGAAAGTATGCTAGAAGTAGACTTTAGAGATTGCTCGGAAGAGTGCAAAGAAAAGCTGAATAAGTTCCAGTTCTATATTGGTTCTTACATGATGGCGATTGGTATCGGTGAGATCACCGAGAAAAATGTAAATGAAGTATATGCAAGATTGCTGATCCTTCACACATCATCTGATGTTCATTTAGAAGGTGAGCCTTGGATGACTTACGATATGGTTAAGCTACTCATTGGCGCCAAGTTCAATGTGGCTTATGAGAAAGCATCCGTATGGTCAACAAGAATGTATAAATGCGTTCTTAGAGAAGTCGAGAGAAATCTTGATAAACAGAAAGAGGTGGCTTAATGAAAGATCTAATCCTTAGATGGCTTGGTCTTGATCAGACTGTAGCTACTGACGAGCAAGTCGAGAAAGTGGTTGAGAGAGTAGTCGAAAGACTACTCGCTCAAAACTACGACTTCGACGGTTTCACTTCTAGAGTCGAAGACCTAGAAGGACTGGTAGAAGATATCGAGCGATACGTTGAGGATCACTCTGTAGGACTTGAGACGCTTGAGGAAAGAGTAGATGACATCTACTCACCTGATGGGTTCGAGCTCACTTTAACCGCAAAGACTCAAGAGGTGGCGTAATGACAGATATCAATAACTATCTTGAGTCCAAGGTCCGAATCACTCCCATTAGTGGGAGTGGCTCGGTATATGCGCAGTCCCTAATTTCTAGGGGCTTCGCTGACACGCGAGCAACCAAGATTGGCGAGGCGATCGATAACGACGATATGCTGGCTCTAGCTTACGCAATCGGTTCATGCGATGACTATTACTATCCTTGGCTGATCGAGAATGAGCCGATCCTCTTCTTATACTTTAGGAAGAACGCGCCTCATATGAAGGACGACATCGACTGGATGGATCAGCGGATCCGCCAACACTTGGAGAAGAGAAATGATAAGTAGACCTTGGAGATCATACTCATACGGCGATCCGTCGCCTTGCACTTGCGGATCCGGAAAGGATCGAGCGATCTGCAAGGATCGGCTCGGCAACTTCGTCACTTACTTCTGCGAGGACTGCGAGGATCAGCATCTGCCCAGCTGGGATCCAAGCATATGGACCAAGCAGATCCGCTACGAGGAGTGTGATTGGTAATTAGATCCAACTGGATCGAGGGGGCTGATCGCCCCCTTTTTTTTGGTCGGGTTGGTCGGGTCGGGTCGAGGCATACAGATGGATCAGCTTTCTTTTTCTGATCAGCAAATATATAAGTAGCTAAAAAAAAGATCTGATCAACGCTTTTACTGGGCCCAAATATTGTCCGCCCAGGTCGCCCTGGTTCCTTAACCCAAGGGGGGGAAAGGGGACCAAAAACACCCTTTTTTTTCCAAAAACACCCGGTTTTTGATCAAAAACATGATTCTTTTGGATCCAAACTTTAGATCAGATCGGGCTTAATTTGCACCCCCCACCCCCCTAAATCGAGGGGTGTTACCGTATACTAGGTTACAGGCAATAATACACATACTAATTCTGGTATTTTTTAACTTTTGAATCTTTGCTTGTAAAGGATTCTTTAGTCGGCTATTATTCTTACAAGCGAGTAAGGTATTTAGCACTTCGTTCATACTATCTTCTCCAAGACTTTTGCTTTACTCGCTTACTAAAAAATATATGTAGGAAAAAAATATGGGTTTATTTTCAAAATTACGTAAAAAAGTTAAAGCAAAAAAAGTAGCTAAAAAAATTATTTCCCCTAAAATTGCAAAATCAGGACGCGGCGGTATTCTTAACGAAATAAGAGAACGCGGCGGTTTTGCCGGAGCTATTCCGCTACCGAGAAGAAATCCTTTTATTAATAGGATTAAAGATTTAAATATGGATGACAGAGGAATGATGTTGGATAGGTTTAGACAATTAGGTAAACCACGTCTAGGTTTCGGTTTAGGAGAACTTCTTCCACGTATTAAAGATAAGGTACCCTTGGCGCCGGTTTTTTCTGGTATGCCGATGCCTCAAATGGTAGGTGAACCCCAAATGCTTACGCAGCCAATTTCTAGAGTCCCAGTCGAAGAAAATATTTCTGAAATTTATGACTCTGGCTTTGCGATGCGTGATAAGCAAATGGATATGATGGAACCAAGAATGATGATGGCGGACGGGGATGTTGCACTTTCAGGAGAAGCTGCAGCCGAAAGTTTAGATAGTTTCTTAAATGCTAATCCAGAACAAGTTGAATTTGGAATGGAATCCAGACTTAGAAATGTAACGTTAGAAATGATGGATGCTTTGAGCAGAGGCGATCTGGATGCAGTTAGAGAACTTGAAGCAGAAAAAATAATGCTTGAAAAAATGCTTAAAGATAAAAAAATGCCTAAATACGGACCTCCTCCGCAAAGACCAGAGGGTATGGCAGCCGGCGGCGAAGCTAAACCAGACTTTTTAGATTTCGACAACGACGGCGATAAAGAAGAATCGATGAAACAAGCGCTTCAACAAAAAAATAAATTTGCTGAAGGCGACGAAGTCAGTATGATGCTGATGGAAATGGATGAGGGTGATGATATGTCAGAAGAAGAAATGGAAGGCTTAGAAGGTTTAAGCGAAGTATCCGGTCCTGAAACCGAAATGCTTAACAATATTATTAACCAAATTATTGAACTAATTGCGCAAGGCGCGACTGAAGAGCAAATCATTCAATTCTTGATGGAACAAGGTCTTGACGAAGAAGATATTACTGAAGTGATGAGCATGCTTTCTCAGGAAATGACTGCAGGTGGAGAAGAGGGTATAGATTCTCAATTAGCTGCTCTCGGCTAAGATGCAAGATATCGATAAGGCTTTAGCGGAATTAAGCGCTCTTGGTCCTATCTCAGATGATCCTCTGTACTCAATCAGTATGGCGGTCTTTGGTCCAACCGGTAAATTAAAACTTGCTGATCTTGCTATCGATTTAGCCAAACACTCAAGAATCAAATCGTTAATTAATTCTGGAACTGCTGGAGATCGAGCAGAAGCAAAAAGAATTTACGAAACAATTAAAATTAAAGATCCAGATAAAGCCAACGAGCTTTATACGGATATGTTAAATGAAGGCAAAAAGATTGTCGGAACCGAAGATATTACCAAGATGGCTAAAGAGTACGGTTTTAAAATAAAGTAAAAAGTATGGACCTGTCACATTTGACAGAATCAGAGCTCAAAGAAGCTCTGCTGTTAGTAGAAAAACAACAAGGCTTCGCCGTTCAGGAGGAGTGTCAACAATCGTTTTTAAAATATATCAATCAGATGTGGCCCGAGTTTATCTGCGGTCGCCATCATCAGATTTTTGCCGAGAAACTTGAACAAGTTGCGCAAGGCAAAATCAATCGTTTGATTATCAATATGCCACCTCGTCATACCAAATCTGAATTTGCTTCAACGTATTTTCCGTCTTGGATAATGGGTATGCAACCAAAAATGAAAATAATGCAGACCACTCATACCGGCGAACTGGCCGTTAGGTTTGGTAGGAAAGTTAGAAACTTGATGGAGCAAAAAGAATACAAGCAGGTATTTCCAGATGTAAAGCTGCAAGCCGACAACAAATCAGCCGGTCGTTGGGAAACCAATAAGGGTGGCGAATACTTTGCAGCGGGTGTTGGTGGAGCCGTAACCGGAAGGGGTGCGGATTTATTAATTATTGATGACCCGCATTCAGAACAAGATGCGCTGTCGCCGAATGCGTTGGAGAGTGCGTATGAATGGTACACCTCTGGACCTCGTCAGCGTTTGCAACCCAAAGGCGCGATTGTTATTGTAATGACGCGTTGGTCTTCAATCGACTTGACCGCTAAATTACTTGAAGCGCAAAAAGAACCTTTGGCAGATCAATGGGAAGTGATAGAGTTCCCTGCAATTTTTCCTGATACCGAGAAACCTTTATGGCCTGAGTTTTGGTCGCAAGATGAATTATTGAAAGTTAAGGCGTCGTTGCCTGGCATGAAATGGAATGCTCAGTGGATGCAACAACCAACCGCTGAAGAGGGATCGATCATCAAACGCGAGTGGTGGCAAAGGTGGGAAAATGATTCCTTGCCGGGCGTAAAATATATTATGCAAAGTTACGATACTGCGTTTTCCAAAAAACAAACCGCAGACTATTCTGCGATTTCAACTTGGGGTGTATTTAAGCCAACGGAAGATTCACCTGATTGTGTTATCTTATTGGATTCGCAAAAAGGTCGCTGGGACTTTCCAGAACTTAAAGAAATTGCGATGCGCGAATACCAATATTGGCAATCGGATATGGTTTTGATTGAGGCGAAAGCATCCGGAACTCCGTTGACGCATGAACTGCGGCGAATGGGAATACCGGTGGTTAATTATTCGCCAACGCGTGGCCATGATAAACATTCAAGAATGCACTCGGTTGCTCCGATCTTTGAAGCCGGTATGGTTTGGGCACCCAATCGTATGTTTGCAGAAGATATGATTGAGGAATGTGCTGCATTTCCATTTGGCGCTAATGACGATTTATGTGATACTATGACCCAAGCGTTAATGCGATTCCGCGAAGGTGGATTTGTTTACTTAGATAGCGATTACGACGACGAAGAACGTGAACCAAGAAAGAGAGTTTATTACTAATGGCAATTGAAAGACAGGTACCCGATCCAGCGCAAACAGCTGAACCCGTACAAGATTTAACAACTCAAAGATCAACCGATGATCTTGATGAAGATATTATTGAAATTTTAGAAGGCTTAGACGAAGAAGAAGGCGTTCAGTTCCAAGAAGATGGTTCTGTCATTTTGGGCGAACCTGATGTTGAAATGCCTGGACTAGGTTTTGGAGAAAACTTAGCCGAAGTTGTTTCTGAAAATGAACTTGACAAAATATATGTTGAGTTGATGTCTGCTATTGAAAACGACAAGTCTGCTCGCGAAGACTGGGAGAAAACTTATACCGATGGATTGAAATACCTCGGTATGAAATTTGATGACGAAAGATCAGAGCCGTTTGAAGGAGCGAGTGGCGTGATCCATCCTTTGCTTGGAGAGAGTGTGACTCAATTCCAAGCGCAAGCTTACAAAGAATTATTGCCGCCTCAAGGCCCTGTTAAAACTCAGGTCGTAGGTGAATACAATTCAGCGGTCGAAGAACAAGCGCAACGCGTAAAAGAGTTTATGAATTATCAGATTACTCACGTTATGGAAGAGTATGACGAAGATTTAGATCAGATGCTTTTTTATCTGCCCCTTGCAGGAAGTGCATTTAAGAAAGTTTATTATGATGAAAATCTAGGCAGAGCAGTTTCTAAGTTTGTAGCTCCAGAAGATTTAATCGTTCCTTACTACACCACAGATTTAGAAAACTGTCCTAGAATTACGCATCTAATTAAGATGCCTGAAAACGAAGTTAAAAAACTTCAAGCAATTGGTTTTTACAGAAACGTAAAAGTTGATACCGGCGATGATAGTACTGTTGATGCTGGATTAGAAAGCGAACAAGAAAAGCTAGAAGGGATAAAACCATCATATGATACCGGTGAAGTATGTAATCTTTACGAGATTCATTGCAACTTAGACCTAGAAGGTTTTGAAGATACTGATGAAGACGGTGACTTTACTGAAGTCAAACTGCCTTACATCGTAACTATTGATACCAATTCAGATAATATTCTCTCAATCAGAAGAAACTTCGTTGAAGACGATCCGATAAAAAACAAAATTGAATATTTTGTTCACTTTAAATTTTTGCCTGGATTAGGTTTTTACGGATTTGGTTTAACGCATATGATTGGCGGTTTATCCAAAGCTTCAACCTCAATTGTTAGACAATTAATTGATGCTGGAACGTTATCTAACTTACCGGCTGGTTTTAAAACTAGAGGCATTAGAATTAGAGATGAAGATTCTCCGATTCAACCGGGTGAGTTCAGAGATGTTGATGCTCCAGCAGGAAGTCTTAGGGATGCAATTCAACCGTTGCCGTTCAAAGAGCCAAGCGGAACCTTATTAAATTTATTAGGATTATTAGTTCAATCAGGACAACGCTTTGCTTCAATCGCTGAAATTAATGTGGGCGAAGGCAACTCTCAAGCTCCAGTCGGAACCACGTTAGCTTTACTCGAAAGGTCAACCAAAGTTTTATCTGCGATTCATAAACGATTACATGCAGCGCAGAAAAAAGAATTTGATTTACTTGCAGATATTTTTGCTAAGAGCCTTCCAGATGTTTATCCGTATGCGATAGCTGGTGGAATGATGCAAGTTAAACAAACTGACTTTGATGAAAGAGTAGATGTATTCCCCGTATCAAATCCAGATATATTTTCAACCAGTCAAAGAATTGTAATGGCTCAAGAAATGATGCAGTTAGTTCAATCTAATCCGCAGATTCATGGCCCTAACGGTGTGTATGAAGCTTATCGAAGAATGTATGCCTCTTTAGGCGTAGATAATATTGATGCTTTATTGGTGCCACCCCCTGATACAGAGCCTAAACCTATCGAAGCTGGTTTTGAAAACTCTGTATTACTAGCAGGTGGAGTAGCGCAAGCATTTCCAGAACAAGACCATGATGCTCATATAGCGGTTCATGTTAATTTGTTAAACATGCAGCCGGTCCAAATGAATGCTCAGGTACAAGCTAACATCTATGCACATATTATGCAGCATTTGCAAATGAAGGCTGATATTATTGCGCAGCAACAAATGCCGCCTGAAGCCTTGCAACAGTATCAAGGTTTGTTGCAGCAAAGCCAAGCGGTTAGCCCTGTTGAGGCTGGACAGATGACTCAACAAGCAAACTCTATTTTGGCTCAGTTTAGTGCGCCGATTATGAATGAATTAATGATGCAGTTTTCTCAACAAGTAGCTGCTCCACCGCAAGAGGATCCTTTAGTATCTATTAGAAAACAAGAGCTTGCTTTAAAAGGTCAAGAGTTGCAGCAGGATAAAGAACAGTTTGCAGTTAAGGAACAAATTAGAGCTGAGGAGAAAGCAAGACAAGATCAAATAGATCGAGAAAGAATTGACGCGCAACGAGATATTGCTAGAATGAGAGATGGTACTGCTCAAGATAGACTTGATCAGCAAAAAGAATTAAAATTAATTGACTTAGGATTAAACCAACTTAATTAAATAACAAAATGATAAAAAGAACTGAAATCAAAGATTTAGAAACTCCTAAAATATTGAAGAAACAACCTTATACTAATAAAGGTAATGTTGCTTTTAACGATATGAAGAACGTAAGCGCTGACGCTACACCTAAGCCAGGAATGGGCAAAGGTAAAGCAAGAGGTGTGGGCGCAGCTGAGTTCGGCGGTAAGTTTTCTGGCGTTTATTAATGTCAGTTATTTGGATAGCTGACCAACTTAAAAAACAGCTAAAGGAGAAGAAAGAAGATATTAACGCTCAGTTATTAAACGGCGTTAAATCTTTTGAAGATTATCAATATCTACGTGGTCGCTACAATTCTCTCGACGACGTAGAAAATGAACTTAGAGAATTGCTAAAAAGGATAGTTGAAGATGACGGAGAAGATATTAGTACCTGACCACGTAGCGGCAGAGGTCGAAGCGGAAGCTAAAAAAGAAACAGAAAAAGAATCTGAAACAGATACTGCTTTTGTTAATTCAGAAGATAGAGTCCTAGATCCGACTCTAATGTCAAAATCACTTGTAGAACGAATGCCTAATCCTGCGGGATGGCGGATGTTAATCCTTCCATATAAAGGAAGAGGTGTTTCTAAAGGTGGTATTACCCTAGTAAAAGATACAGTTGACAGAGAAGCGCTAGCTTCAGTTGTTGCATATGTGGTAAAAATGGGCCCGCTTTGTTATAAAGACAAAGACAAGTTTGGTGACATCCCTTGGTGTGAGGAAAAACAATGGGTGCTTATAGGAAGGTATGCAGGAGCTCGCTTTAAATTAGGCGATGATGCTGAATGCCGAATAATTAACGATGATGAAGTTATCGCTACGATCTCTGATCCAGATGACATTGTCACGCTGTAACGTGAGGAAATCATGCAAGAAGAAGAAAAAAACTTAGTAGAAGAACAAGTAGAAGATGGTGAGGTTGTCGAAGTTGAAATGCCTGAAGAGGAAGCAGATGAATCGGCACCTGTAGAAGATGTTTCTGAGGAGGAACAAGCAAAGGACGAAGACAAGGACGAATTAGAAAATTATTCTAAAAACGTTCAAAAGCGGATTGCTACGCTTACTAAAAAAATGCGTGAGCAGGAACGAGCTGCTCAATCAGCGTATGAATACGCAAGATCTTTGCAAGAAGAAAATAATAATTTAAAAACCTCTAACTCAGAGGCTCATCAGAATTATTATTCTGAAGCAGAGAACAGATTAAAGTCGCAAAGAGCTCAAGCAAATTCAGTTTTAAAATCAGCTTATCAAGAACAAGATTGGGACAAAGTAACAAAAGCCCAAGAAATACTAGATAAGATTACGGTTGAAGAAAGTAAATTGGTTAATACTAAAATAAAGGTTGAGGAAGCGCCTCAAACTCAATACCAAGATTATGTTCAACAACAACAATATCAACAACCTGCTCAACAAGAGGCGCCTGACCCTGAACCTGCGGCGCAAGATTGGGCAGAAAAAAACAAGTGGTTTGGTGAAGATGAAACCATGACGTTGGCTGCTTTTAACATTCATCGAAAATTAATTGAAGAAGAAGGGTTTGATCCTTCTGATTCAATGTATTATGATGAGATAGATAAACGTATCAGAGTTGAGTTTCCTCATAAGTTTGAAGACGGTGGGGAAGTTAAACCAAAACAGAAGATGCAACAAACTGTTGCCCCGGCTGTAAGGTCTGAAGGCTCTGGACGCAAACGACAAGTTAGACTTACCAAAAGCGAAGTTGAAATGGCGCGTCGTTTGAATGTACCGGTTCAAGAATACGCTAAACATATTAAAAGGTAAGAAACTATGACAAAAGAGAACAAAAAAACAAACAACAGAACCCCACGTTCTGCAGATACTCGAGCTGATATGAACGCTCGCAAACCTTGGCGTCCCCCATCTATGTTGGAGACTCCACCAGCACCTGAAGGTTATTCCTACAGGTGGATAAGAGCCGAAATTGTCGGTCAGGAAGATAAGAAAAATGTTATGTCAAGATTACGTGAAGGCTTTGAGCTAGTGCGTAAAGAAGAGATAGGAGATTTCGAGCTTCCAACGATGGACGATGGAAAGCACGCTGGTGTAGTAGCCGTGGGTGGTTTGCTTTTGGCTAAGATTCCCAATGAAACGCGTGATGAAAGAAACGCCTACTTTTCTGATCGTGCGCAATCCCAACAGGATGCAATTGATAATGATTTGATGAAGGAATCTGACCCGTCTTCTCCGATATTAAAACCTCAGAGAAGTTCAAGCGTTACTTTTGGTGGTGGCAAAAGAGATTAATTTTTTGCTGCTTAAAACAACTTTTTAGATAAAGGTAAAATTATGGCTAATAAAAATGCACCTTTCGGTCTAAGACCAGTTGGCGAATTAGGTTCGAGTTATAACACAAGCGGAACAACCGAATACTCAATTGCCTCTGGCGCGTCCGGAAACATTTTTTCAGGCGACCTAGTAAAAATGGCTAACACAGGTACTATTCTAGTAGCTGCTGCTGGCGATCAAGCGCTAGGTGTCTTTAGGGGATGTAAATATACCGACTCAAATGGCGATGTAATCTATTCAGCTTACTGGCCAAACGGTACTGTTTCATCAGATGCGGTGGCATTCGTAGTTGACGACCCAAATGCCTTGTTTGAAGTCCAAAGTGCTGCTACTGGCTCAGTTGTTCAAACTGTAGTTGGTAACAACGCTGATATTGTTTATTCAACTGGATCAACTCAAACTGGTATTTCTGCTGTTAAAATCAGCGGAACAACTGCAGCAACTTCAGCACAATTAAGAATTGTTGGTTTTTCAGGAGATCCTGACAACAATGCTTTAGGTACTGGAACGTTGTCTACAAACGTTAACATGATTGTCAAAATTAACGAGCACTTCTATGCTCAAGTAACGGGAGTCTAATCATGGCAATTAATCGTTCACAATTAGCAAAGGAACTCGAGCCTGGTTTGAATGCCTTGTTTGGCATGGAATACGCTAGGTACGATAACGAACATGCAGAAATCTTTGATACTGAAACTTCAGATAGAGCTTTTGAAGAAGAGGTACTAATCGTTGGCTTTGGGAATGCCCAAACTAAAGCTGAAGGATCTGGTGTTGCATTTGATAATGCAACTGAAGGATATACTTCAAGATACAGCCACGAAACAGTTGCTCTTGCTTTTGCTCTAACAGAAGAAGCTGTTGAAGACAATCTGTACGACAGACTTGGTTCAAGGTATACAAAAGCCTTGGCTAGATCTATGGCAAATACAAAGCAGATTAAAGCTGCTTCAGTATTAAATAACGCGTTTAGTAGCAGCCATACAGGCGGCGACGGTCAACCTCTTGTTTCTAATGCTCACCCTCTCGGTGGCGGCGGAACTGCAAGTAACAGACCATCAACTTATACTGACCTTAATGAAACTTCATTAGAAGATGCTCTTATTTCTATATCAACTTTTAGTGATGACAGAAATTTAGTAATTGCATTACAAGGTACAAAGTTGATTGTTCCACCTCAGTTGCAATTTGTTGCTGACAGATTACTAGAAACTCCTGGAAGAGTTAGTACATCTGACAACGACATCAACGCTATTAAGAATATGGGCATGGTTCCTGAAGGGTATGTGGTTAACCACTATCTAACAGATACTGACGCTTGGTTCTTAAAAACTGATTGTCCTGACGGATTTAAACATTTCCAAAGAAGCCCAATGCAAACTTCACTAGAAGGTGATTTCGATACTGGTAATATGAGATATAAAGCCAGAGAGAGATACAGCTTCGGATTCTCCAACTGGAGAGCAGTGTTTGCATCTCAAGGTGCTTAATACCCGTTACTCGGGGTGGGTTGTTTAAACCTACTGAAAGGGAGCTTAGGCTCCCTTTCTTTTTTCTGAAATAAATTTACAAAAAGCTACCTTAAACAGTATTCTTATTGTAGAATCTGAGTAAACCAATTATAAATACTATGAATACTGGTTTACATTCGAGTTTATCTTTAGCAAACTCACCTTGCACTGGTCGTTGCACTACGTCTATGGCTCCTTTTGACGAAAGATGTCAAGGATGCGGCAGAAATATTAAACAAATACGCGATTGGGAAACATATTCTGATTATGATAAGAAAATAGTTAATGTAAAAAACTGGCTAGAGGGTTATGATATAAGACAGAAAATTGAGGCAGAAATGAGTTCAAAAGATTCCAAAAAAATACAAGACATTCAAGGCAGAATGACTACTGTTATTTCTTTAGTAGAGATGATAGGCCAAGATATGTTGGATGAGTTTGGTAAGGACTCATCAATAAAAGAATCTTATCAGGCTTTATTTAGTTGTAGAGAGCAAATACTCAAGTCAAAAGAAAACTTCCCTCAAGACTGCTAAAGTAGTATAGTTATCTAAACCGAGATAACTTGTTGCTCCAACTGACTCGGCAGACTTACTCCAAAGATGGCGCAACTAATTTAGCAGGAGAAAACAATGGCTAAATCAACTTTTTCAGGTCCAGTCAAATCTTTGGCAGGATTTATCTCAGCAGGAACTAACGCAATCGTAAGTCTTACAGCTGACACATCCTTAACTGTAGACGCACATGCAGGTAAGATACTTCTATGTAATGACGCTGATGGTAAATTTACATTACCTTCTATTGTTACTACTACACCAAGCGATCCGACAGATCCAAATCAAACCAATAATTTAGGTGCATCATTTACATTTGTTATTGTTACCGCAGCTACTGATTTAGATATCAAAACAGACGGTACTGATAAGTTTGTTGGTGGTCTATATACTGGTGTTAACAACGCAACAGGCAAAACCTTTATTTCAGGTGCATCTAATGACGTTATTACACTTAACGGATCAACCAAAGGCGGATTAGCAGGAAGCATTATTAAAGTTCACGCTATAGCAAGCGCTAAGTATGCTGTAGAAGGAATCACTTTAGGTTCAGGAACTCTAGTAACTCCATTTGCTGACGCTTAATACTAGGAGATAATTATGGCAGGTAGAATTGTAGGATCAGATGTAAAGACAGCTACAACCACTTCTTCTGCTACCGGTGGTGCAGTTTTGCAAAACGGTAGAGCAAGATTAAGAGGATACATCATAGCTGGCGGATCTTCTGACGGTACTGTTACTTTCAGAGATGGAACTGTATCAGGCTCTACCATATTAATTGCTCCTTGCAACGCTAATGATACTGAAACAATGAACATTCCAGATTCTGGTGTTCTATTTGAAGACGGTATTCATGTTGTATTAAGTAATATAGATAGAGTAACTGTCTTTCACTCTTAGCATTTGAATCTTTTTGTAGTAGCACTTATTATGGTGCTACTACATTTTAATTATGGCAGCTAAGAAAAAATCAAAACCCATACGCAGAACCGTAGGTAAAGGCGGTAATTATCGTCCTACCAAAAAAGGCGCTGGTATGACAAAAAAAGGTATTAAGGAATATCGCAAAAAAAATCCAGGCTCAAAACTTAAAGGAGCAGTCACTGGTAAAGTAAAAAAAGGATCCGCAGCTGCAAAAAGAAGAAAATCATATTGCGCTAGATCTCTTGGTCAACTTAAGCGTAGCTCAGCAAAAACAAGAAACAATCCAAACTCAAGAATTCGTCAAGCAAGAAGAAGGTGGAAATGTTGAGGGAAATGAAAAAAATTTGGTAGAATTAAGTAATGGCTAAAAAAGTAAAAAGCGGCGGTAAAATTTGTCCAGCAGGAAAAGCTTGGGCAAAACGCACATTTGATACATACCCAAGTGCGTATGCAAATATGGCTGCATCTAAATATTGTAAAGATCCAAACTATGCAAAAAAATCCAAAGCCAAAAAAAGCAAAAGAAAAAAGTATGCTGGTGGCGGTATTGCCAGTGCAGGCTTTGGAGCTGTAATGAGATCATCTAGCTAAAATTATGGGACAACTAGCAGAGTGGCGTAAACAAAATTGGGTTCGTATTGGAACCGACGGTTCTATTAAAGGTCCTTGTGGAACTAGCAAAAATAAAAAAAACCCAGACCGTTGTTTGCCAGCAGCCAAAGCAAGAAGTTTATCTAAAACAGAAAGGGCTAAAACTGCTAGAAAGAAAAAAAGAGCTGGGGCAAAAGGTAAAACTGTTGTCTCAAATACAAAAAAAGCTAAAGTAAGAGTTAAAAAATCAACAGGCGATGTCGTTATTAAGATTGCCAAAGGATGTGGTAAAGTAATGAACGACAGGAGAAAGAAAACTAAATTTTATTAGGAAATAATATGTATAAGAAAACTAAAGGTTACTCTAAAGGCGGTAAAAAAGGCGGCCTAAAAAAAATGTCTAAAGGCGGAATGAAACCTAAAGGAATGTCTAAAGGCGGTATGGCCAAAGGGTACAAAAAAGGTGGTATGGCCAAAGGGTACAAAAAAGGTGGTATGGCCAAAGGGTACAAAAAAGGTGGTATGGCCAAAGGCAATAAAAAAGGTGGCAAAAAGGGCGGAAAAAAGTAAGTAGTAGTGGCTTATCTTTATAGCAATATACCTCACTTTAAGTGTTGGGTAAGAAAAGAATATACTCATAACCATGACAAATATCATGGTGACTTTTTACACGCCATGGCAGTTGGCGTAACTACGATGCCAAATCGTTGTCTAAGCTTTCACATGATATTTACTGGAGTTGAGGCTGATGGTGAGCCAGAAGATACGGTGCATGGTGGCGCAATGTGGGCTAGAATGCCAATCACAGCTTTAGTAGGCGACACGCCTTTTGAAGAATGGCCCGAGCCTATGCAAGTGCATGACGCGCAGCCTTGGGATTGTTCCTCTCATAACAACTCAGTATATGTTATTGATAGAGCTACACCATGCCCTTGGCTAGCCAAAATAGATGGTCAAATGTTTCCTGCGAAATATTACTTTACAGTTGATTATGCTGAAAGTGAGATCGCAGATGATCCAGCTCAACATAAAAGTAGTCACGTTTTAGAGCTTTTAGACGCAGGAGAATGGACAGGTAATATAGTTGCGCTACCAAACAATAGAGTTAGAGTTACACACCCTGCTTGGTTCCAAACAGGTGAAGGTGCACCCGACTTCAGGCCATCTCAACATATACATTATTCTAAATCTGATTTAGACTATACCTTAGATGTAAACAGGGTTTTTGATAACTTATATAATGAGGATGAATAATGGCTGATCTATCGGTTGCTCAAAAAAGAAAATTAATAAAAGAACTTAAAGGCGCCTCTAAGCTTCATGCAAAACAAGCAGCTCAAATAGAGAAATCTTTAAAAAAAGTTAAAAAGAAAAAATAATGTCAGTTTCAGGTAGTACAGACTTTGAGCCAAATGTAGCTGAGTTCGTTGAAGAAGCATTTGAAAGATGCGGCCTTGAAATGCGTACTGGCTATGATTTAAAAACTGCAAAAAGATCTATAAATTTGATGTTAGCTGAGTGGGCTAATCGTGGTCTAAATCAGTGGACTATTGAACAAGCAACTACAACAGTTATTGAAGGAACAACTGATTATAATTTAAACGCTAATATTATCGATATTCTTGATGTTGTTTGTAGAAGAACTGTTAGTGGAACTCAAACCGACATATCAATGGACAGGTTAAGCAGAAGTGAATATATAAATATTCCAAATAAAGATACAAAAGCAAGACCATCGCAATTCTTTTTTAACAAACAAAACAACCCTGTTTTACAAGTATGGCCAGCTCCTGAAAACTCAACCGATATTCTTGTTTATAACAAGTTAGTAAGAATGGATGATGCTGATAAAGCAACAAATACTATGGATATGCCTTTTAGGTTTTATCCTTGTTTTGCTGCTGGTCTTGCATACTACATTTCAGTAAAAAGGGCGCCTGAAAAAACAACTTTGCTTAAACAGCTTTACGAAGAAGAGTTTGATAGAGCAATGTCGCAGGATGAAGATAGAGCATCTTTTAGAATTAGACCTTTTAGAAGTGTGGTTTAAATGGCTTACGCAAGCGGAAAATTTGCTGTAGGTTTATGCGATAAGTGTGGATTTAGATATAAATTAAATTCTTTAAAAAAAGAATGGAATGGTTTAAAAACATGTAGATCTTGTTATGAACCAAAACACCCGCAATTAGACCCTCATACTGCTCCTGCAGATCCTCAAGCGATTTACCAACCTAGGCCAAATACCGATAAAGAAGTAGGAGAGGGATACGTAGTTGTTTTATATAACTCAATTACAAGTTCAAATTCTATGAATCCAAATATAATAGGATCAAACTTTTCTTTATCTAGACTTGATGGCGAAATTGGCAGCGTAACTGTTTCTGTAGACGGATCTGTAACACCAACGCCATCTCCAACTCCAGCACCTACCCCAAGTCCATCTGTTACAACTTATACAGTTACAGTAGCAAGTTATTATGGTTCTAATTATTTTTATATTGATGGTTCAAGAGCACCAACACTTAGCCTGACAGAAGGTCAAACTTATAAATTTGATCAATCAGATAGCACTAATTCAAATCACCCTTTAAGATTTTCAACTACTGCGAATGGTACGCATGGTGGCGGAACAGAATATACCACTGGCGTTACTACCTCTGGCACTCCTGGAAGCTCAGGTGCATATACTCAGATAGAAGTTGCATCAGGAGCACCAACACTTTACTATTACTGTACTAACCATTCGGGTATGGGTGGCCAAATTAACACATAAAAATGAGCAGTCCAATAACATTATCAGAACTTAAAACATTAATTCAGAACTATGTAGAGAATGATGAAACAACTTTCGTTAACACTCTTGATGACATAATTAAAAATACTGAAGAAAGAATTTTTGAACTAATTCAATTTGATTATTTTAGAAAAAATGTAAAAGGACTTTTGTCAGCCGGATCTAGATTTCTAACAGCTCCAGATGATTTTGAATTATCTTTTTCTTTGGCTGTAATAAATACAAACGGAGATTACAGTTTTTTAGATAAGAAACATACAAGTTTTATGCAAGAATATTGCCCTGATCCAACCGATTCAGGTGAGAGAGCTTTGCCACTTTATTATGGTGATTTTGATAAAGATTTGCATACTGGATTAAAAGAATCAACAATTATTATAGCCCCGGTTCCCGATCAAAATTATGAAGTAGAACTTCACTATTTATATAAACCAAATTCATTAGTTACAGATACTACTGGAACTTGGATGTCCGAACATGCAAGAAATGCTTTACTTTATGGATGTTTAGTAGAGGCTTATACCTACATGAAAGGCGAGCCCGATTTATTAACATTGTATGAAAATAGATTTCAACAAGAAGTTGCAAGGTTAAAAAATAAAGCTGAGGCAAGAGGGAGAAGAGATGAATATAGATATGATTCATTAAGAACACAAGTTACTTAAATTTTTAAAAGGAGAAGGTATGAAGAGAATCAAGAAACTTGAAGGTAAAACTGTAGCTATTGTCGGTATGGGCAAAAGCTGGTTTGACTATAATTTAGCAAAATCACATGGCTCACATTTTGATGAAGTATGGGCTATCAATTCAGTAGCATCTGTTATTTATCACGACAGAGTTTTTATGCTTGATCCACCATCAAGGTTTTTAGATACCGATGATGCTGGAGGACAAACCGAAAGCATGTCAAAGCTTCTTCAAGAACATCAAGGACCAATATATACATGTGAATTAGATGATAGATGTCCTGGATTAGTGGAATATCCTGTGCAAGAAGTATTATCAGCCACTGGATGTCATTATTTAAACAATACAGTTTCTTTTGCGGTTGCTTTCGCAGTTTGGAATAAAGTTGGAAAAATAAAATTATTTGGTATTGATTTTAGTTATAGAGGCAATCTTCATTTTGCTGAGGCTGGAAGGGCTTCAGTAGAGTTTTGGTTGGGAAAAGCCATGCACTTAGGAATACAGGTTGAAGTAGCGTCAAGTAGCGGTCTTCTTGATACTGATGTTCCTGCAGATGAAAAACTTTACGGTTATCATAGATTGGCTGATCCTCTTGTTGTCATAACTAATGAGAAAGGCGAGTTGATAGCAAGAAAAAAAAGTGAGGTAATTCAATACAAACAAGAAAAAGATCCTGTTTTGATTGACAAACATGACAGTCATTTGGAAAAAAATAAAGTGGGAGAACCAAACAAATGGTAATAAGTTATAAAGCTGGTCCAGAGCTTGGTATGATTGAAGTTCATACAACAAATGAAGGCGGACATCCTATAGAATTTTGGTCTGATCTTTGTATCAAAAGAATTATTTCTGTTAGCGAGGAAGCGCCTGAAGAAATACAACAACAGATAAAATCATTCCAAGATAACATTCAAAAAGTGATTGAACAATATATGCAAAATGCTATAAAATCTGATAGGATTACAATTAATAATGAATTAGAAAAAGCAGGTTTCAAAGAAGCTGCTGATTTAATTAGGAAACTTTAACTATGGCAATATCATCAACACTTACAACAAGCTTTAAAAAAGAATTGTTGCTTGGCAATCATAATTTTACTAACTCAAGTGGCGACACTTTTAAATTAGCTTTATATACTTCATCAGCTACTTTAGGCGCAACCACCACTTCGTTTACTACTACAGGTCAAGCATCTGGTACTAACTACACTTCAGGTGGCTCTAACTTAACTAATGTTACTCCAACAAGTTCAGGTACTACAGCTTTTACTGACTTTGCAGATTTAACATTTAGTACAGCAACAGTTACTGCTAGAGGTTGTATGATTTACAACTCAAGTGATAGCAATAAATCAGTTGCTACTATTGATTTTGGTGGAGATAAAACATCAACTGCTGGGGACTTTACAATTGTATTCCCTGCAGCGGCAGCCTCTACAGCGATTATCAGAATCGCCTAGCCTTAAATGGCTATCATAAACGGTTGGGGTCGAGGCACTTGGAATGAAGGTGCTTGGGGCACAGCCTTACCTCTTACATTAACAGCTCCTAGCGCAGGAACATCTGCTTTAGGAACTGTATCCGTTGTAGCAAAAGCAAATGTATCGCCTAGTGGCCTATCAATAACATCTACTAATGGTGGTGTTGCGGTAGATGCACCCGGCGTTGTTGGCGTAAACGGTCTAGCTGCAACAGGTGGTTTAGGAACTGTTATAACGCCATCTACAAATGTTTTATCAATTTCAGGTTTAGCTGGAACTTCTGCTTTAGGAACTGCTTCTACAGATGCTGAAGCGAATGTTACCCTAAGTGGGCTAGAAGCAACTGGATCAGTTGGCTCAACTACACAAATAGCTAAAGCCAATCAAACGCCTACAGGACAAGCAGGCACTTCAGCTTTAGGAACTGCAACAACTCAAACAGATAATAGATTTGAAATTATTAATCCTGTCAATTTAGTGGCGACTGTGGGAACTTTAAGTTTTGATGCTAAAGCCACAGTAACGCTTACTGGTGTTTCAGCTACGGTAGAATTAGGCAAACCGTTTAAATGGCAAGAAATAGATGACAATCAAACTCCTAATTGGAGTGAAGTCGCTGCTTAATAGTGTAAAATTATTATTTATGATTTAATATATCAAATATAGGATTTAGTTATGGCAACTTATGTAAACAACTTACGACTTAAAGAAATCGCCACAGGTGATGAGTCAGGTACTTGGGGAACCAGTACCAATACCAATTTAGAACTTATCGGAGAAGCTCTTGGTGTAGGAACTGAAGCGATTACCACTAATGCTGATACGCATACTACAACCGTAGCAGACGGTAGTTCAGATGCTGGTCGAGCTTTTTATCTTAAATATACAGGAACATTAGACTCAGCTTGTACGATTACGATTGGCCCAAACACTATGAAGCGTGTGCAAATTATTGAAAACGCTACTAGCGGTTCTCAAAATATTATTATTTCCCAAGGATCTGGCGCTAACGTAACTATAGCCCCTGGAAAAGTAGCGGTAGTACAATTAGACGGAGCAGGAGCAGGTGCAGCAGTTTTAGACGCACTTACTGATTTAGCTGTTACTGATAGTTTATCAATAAACGGTACAACTTTAACAATTGGTGATGCGACAGCAGAAGATACTAAAATAGTATTTGATGGTAACGCTCAAGATTTTTATATTGGTTTAGATGATTCAGCAGATGATTTAGTAATTGGTTTAGGATCAGCAGTAGGTACAACACCTGCTATTTCGGTAGATGAAAACCAAAATGTGACGATGCCACAAATTGTTACTGCATCCACTTCAGCAAATATAACTCAAGTATCTTTAACAGACGGTACAGTATCTTGGGATGCAAAAGCAGCCGCTAACGCATTTTTACTATTAGAAGAAAACTCAACCATATCAGCTCCAAGTAACGCAGTTGAAGGAGCAATTATAAGTATTGAAGTAGCACAACATGCTTCTAGCGGACCGTATACTTTAGCTTGGAATGCAATTTTTGAGTTTGTTGGAGATGAAACCCCAACTCAAACAGCAACCGATGCTAAAACTGATATTTACGCATTCCGTTATAACGGTTCAAAATGGCAAAATATAGGTATTAGTCAAAACTTAACACAAAGCTAATATGGAAACCCTCCAAAGGACAGCTAATCGAGGAAGCGTATCAACAGGTTATGATGTCGATAATTCTGTTAAGTTAGAAAGAGCTAATAATGAAACATTACAGCATACTTATGATTCAGACCCAACAAATTTAAAAAAGAATACTCTTAGTATTTGGTTTAAAAGAACTGAGATAAGTGCAAATCAAGGACTTTATCAATTTGGTGATGATGCAAGTGGAGAACATACTTATTTTAGATTCACGGTTGATAACAGAGGATTTTTAAGAGGTAATTTTGGCAGTAATGTTCAATTCTTACTTACCTCACAATCATTTAGAGATACTTCAGCATGGTATCATTTAGTTGTTGCATGGGATACAACGCAAGGTACTGCTTCTAATAGATTAAAAATTTATTTAAATGGTTCAGAAATAACAGCATTTGATACTGATAATCGTTCCTCAGTAATTCCATTAAATCACGATACACCAAATGGAGAAAATGGTAAGTCTGTATTAATTGGTGAGGGTGTTTATGACATTTCTGCTTATGTCGCTGAAACAAACTTTGTAGATGGTCAAGCATTAGCACCTACAGAGTTTGGTGAATTTGATTCTGATTCAGGTATTTGGAAACCAAAAAAATATACAGGCACTTATGGTAATAATGGATTTTATTTAGATTTTGAAGACTCTTCAAGTTTAGGGACAGACCAAAGTGGTAATGGTCATAACTTTACTTTAAATAATATTACAGCAGCCGACCAAGCAACAGATACTTGTACTAATAATTTTGCTGTTTTAAACACACTTCATAGAATACCTGATACCACAAGAAAAGAAGGTCTTACAACCACAGTAAAAACTAATAATGGTTGGAGAACTATAATTAGCACATTAGGTGTTTCTAGTGGTAAATGGTATTTTGAAATGAGCGTAGGAAGTGAATACACCATGGTTGGAGTTGCAGGTGATGCTGTTTTTGGAGGCGGAACTACAAACCAAAATTATATTGGTGGTGAAACAGGCAGTATCGGATATTATGGTAATAGTGCTACCTTCTATCAAGATGGTGCTGATAAATCACCTAGTAATGTTTCAGGTTTTGTAGCTGATGATATTATTGGATTTGCATTTGATGCTGATAACAAGAAAATTTATTTTCATAAAAATGGCACTTACCAAAATTCAGCGAATCCTAATACTAGCTCAAATGGCTATGATGTAACAGGCAATGCACCTTTCTTTTTAGGTTTTGCAACCTATCAACAATCCGACCAATGTGAAGCAAATTATGGTGGCTATCATGTTTATTCAGTCTCGTCAGGTAACAGCGATGCAAACGGATATGGTAACTTTGAATATGCACCACCTTCAGGCTACTATGCTTTATGCACTAAAAACTTAGCGGAGTACGGATAATGGCTTATACAAATATTGATGACCCTTCA